CACCTCCTGCTTGATTATTATTGGTACTACCGCTACCACCACCAGCACCCCAACAATAAATATTTATAGAAGAAACACCAGCAGGAACATTAAAAGTTTGGATAGTACCGGTATAATTAAAAGTTTGAAATAAAGTATTTGTATTATCATCATAAGAAGTCCAATTATTGAGATTAAAAGTATTACCATTAATAAAATTTATGATACCAGAAGAATTTGTTAAAAATCGTAAATTGCTAATATTTAGAATTTTTCCATTAAACCAATTAATATTACTTATATTTGAACTATTCATATTTAAAAAACCTTTTATGGCAACATTTCCATTAATAGTTAAATTACTATCAATAATATTTGTTCGTATTCCAACAAAACCTGAATTATAAATAATATTAGAATTACTTAAACTCCATCTACTACCAATAAAATTATTATTATTTTTATAAGTAATAACTGAATTTTCAATATAGATATTACTAATATTTAAAAAAACTCCATTTAATATTAAATTATTACTAATATTACTAATATTTAAAACACCATTTAATTTTAAATTTCCATATATATCGAGAGAATTTTGTGGATTAGTTGTTCCAATACCAACATATGCCATATAATTATTATTATTTCCCCATCTACTCAAATATCTATTAATTTTTCCTGTATTTTCGATAGAAATATTACTAACATTCAAAATTTTCCCATTTAAAAATTCATTATTACTTATATTATTTAAAATTAGATTTTTATTAATATTCATATTACCACGAATATCAAGCATATTTAAAGGATTAGTAGTTCCAATGCCAATATTAGATTTTATGAATAAATTACTACTAATAATAATATTACTATTTTCATAATTATTACTAATACCAAATTTATTAATTAATATATTACCAATTCTAATACCATCATTAAGAACAAGTCTTTCATTATTCATATTACAATTATTTAAATTTCCAAAAACTGTTAATAATTTATTAGACCAAAGAATAGATGAATTAAGAATTTGATTAGAAGTAAATGAATTATTACCAGTTCCACCATATGATGTTTTTAAAGTTCCTAAATAAATAGTTTCAACGGTTGTACCAGATTTTTTAATAAATTCATTAGTTAAAATAGCACCATTTACATTAACTTCATTACATTTAATTGTTCCAAATACATCGAGACGATTTTGAAAACGAGGAAAAGTGGTTCCAATACCTACAACAGAATAAGAATTGAAGATATTATTATTTATATTAGTCCAACCACTATCAATATATGGAATACCATTATTTTTATAGATAATACCATTAAGAATTAAATTACTAATATTAGCATAACCTGTTATGATACTATTACCAAAAATATTTAAATTACTATTTGAATTGTAGAAAGAACCAATATTTAATTTAGACATAGAAACATTATTACGAATATCAAAAAAATTTATAGGGTTTGTAGTACCAATACCTATAAAACCGGATGAATTAATAAAAGATATATTAGAATTATATTTTTGAATAGTGAAATTATTAATAGATAAGGAATTATTAATTCCGTTATTAGTACCAAAACCTATATTATTAGAATTAATATATAAACCATTAATATTTATATTAGAAGTTGAATAAATATAAGGAGCATTGGAAGAAATAAGAAAACGTAAATTATCAATAGAAAATAAACGATTATCATTATAATTTTGAAGAAGTTTAAAAGAAATTCCAGAGGGATTATTTGAACTACTAAATTTAAGAAATTGTGAATTAGGAAATTTATAAGGAGTTATTATTGTATTAAAATAAGGATATGGATATTTAATAATAATTATTCCATTAAATCCAAGACCATTATTAGCATCACCGCCATCACCATAAAAATTTTTAATAGTAGGTATTGAATTAGAAGTTCCACCAATACCACCAGAACCAATTTGAATATTTGTAGTGGTAATTAATTCACTATATCTATTATAGAAGATTTCAATTCTGCCTTTAAATAATTCTTTAATATCATTTAAATCAAGTGTTTTAAGATAAATTCTAAAATCTTTCATATAACCTTGAAAGAATTTGCCAATAGTTCCATTTATATATGATTTAATAATAAAGGGATTTAAAGAAGAATTTTCATAATAAATTCCATCACAAGCGACATAAATTTTACCGGAAGGATTTATAGAACATACGAAATGATGATATAAACCGTCGAGAATATTATTAGAGAAATTTACAGAAGTGATAATACCATTATTAGATATTTTGAATTGATTTTGATGAAATGAGATAAATTCATTAGGATTATCAGTAGTTTTAAAAATCCATAGATAATCACCGATTGAAATTTCAGGTTTAATCCAGAAAGATATTGAGATACCATTATTATTTGATAATTGTGTAATGGTCGGTGTTAAATAAGAACCATATTCGAAATATATATCATTAATATTTTTAGTAATATTACCAGAAATTATAAGATTATCATTAAAACCAGAATTAGAATTAAATTTAAACCAATGTTCTGGTTCTGTTGTTAAAACAGGATAAGAATAATATGTTTGATTATTAAATGTGATGATACCTTCATTAAAAATTGCTGAATAAATTCCAGAATTTAAATAGGTATTAATAGGATTTTTATTAATTTTGAAGAAATGATTATCATAAGGGATAAAAATAGATGTATTATCTTCTTGAATAGTTTTAATTAAATTAAGATTTAAATAAGAACCACCGAAACCTCCTTGAATTTGATTAGAAGGAAGATTAAAAATAGAATTACCGCCATTTAAAGTAGGAGGAGTAATAATAATAGGTTTTCCATATAAAACCCATTCATTAAAATTTAGATAACCGATATTATTAAGAATGGAATTAACGACTAAACCAAAATATAAATATGGAGGTATATTTGTTGATAAATTATTATCAGTAAATTTATAAGATGAATATGAAAGAGGAACGCTAGAACTTCTTGAAGTAATAACAGTCCAAAAAATGCCATCAATAGAACCATAAATTCTATAATTATTAGGTGATCCACCGAGTTCAGTTGTATTTTGAAAGAAAGAATATGATGTTAGGGATATAGGAATGGGTAATTTTATAAAAACCCAATCGCCTTTATATGTACTTTCAAAAAGAAAATTTGATTTAATATAAGTAAATGGTGATAGAGTATTATATTGATTTTTTTGAAAGACGGTTTCGATTAAATTAGATGGTTCTAAACAATTAAATAGATTAATAGCATCATATGAACTAAATTTAGAACTATAATAAATATCATAAGAGTTAGAATTAACGATAATAGTAGATTTATAACAAGTTTTATTATTATAAGTAGTTAATAAAATGGGTGTATTTGATGTGAAAGATTGTGGTGGAAATCGTTGAATAGAACCATATGAAGAACCATCCCAATAGGCACCATCACCGCCACCAATAGAATTAATAATAATTTCTTTATTTTTATTAATAATTTTAGAAATTCGTAGATTGCTATCGGAACTATCAATACCGATATTAATATCATAATTATTTGAGGATAATAAGAAAGAAGGGTAATATTTAATTTCACCACAACCGCCACCACCGGAACCTCCAAAAGTTGAAAGACTACCACCACGACCACCGGCACCGACAATTAATATTTCGCAAGGAGTATCTTCTTTAAATAGAACAGAACCATTAGAATTAAATATTAAATAGGCGTAATTATTTTGTAAATATGTGAAGTTGCCATTGGTATATGAAGGTAATATTTCAAGAATTTGTAAAAAATTTCTCGAAGTAGTATTATTATTTATATGAGAATTCATCTCTTTTTATAAATAAATGAGAAAAATGAATATTTGTATTAAACTAAAAATAAAATATAATTAAAATGATTTAAATATATTCTTAAAATATTTATCTCGCTAATGCCGACTGATTCAACAGTTTGCTGTGCTTGTGGTTGTTATGTTGGTAGATACTATTTGAAGAAACATATGCTGACAAATAAACATTTAAAATTGATGATAGGAAGTCATAGTGTTCCAAATAGTAAGAAATTAACAATAAGCGATATTGAGAAAGAGATGGAGGAATTATATGAAAAAATTGATGAAATTAGTAGTGGAGAATATTTGCGAGAATGTAATAGATTACAGAAAATATATAAAAAGTTAAAAAATGGAAATTGAAAATTTGAGAGTTAATTAATATTTTTTTTGTTTTATTATCTAAATTAAAATAGATATGGATGAATTAATAAGACAAGCGCCAGCGAATATAAGTGAAGAATTAATAAAAGAAATATATGAGAAGAATAATAATAATTATATGAATTCTTTAATGGAATTATGGGATATAAAGGATACAATAAAGGAACAGACAAAAGAACAGAAGGAATGGGGTGAAATAAGAGAGACATGTGATATATTTGATGGGGAAATGAATAAGATGATGAAAAATATGAGGGGTAATAATTTAACCACCTCTTAATCTTAGAACTAAATGAAGAGTTGCTTCTTTTTGTATATTATAATCAGATAATGTTCTACCATCTTCTAATTGTTTTCCGGCAAAAATAAGTCTTTGTTGATCGGGAGGGATACCTTCTTTATCTTGAATTTTTGATTTAATCATATCGATAGTGTCAGAAGATTCGACTTCTAATGTCATAGTTTTACCAGTGAGAGTTTTTACAAATATTTGCATTTAATATAAATATGTAAAAAAAATTTATAATTTAAAATTCAAGAAAATAAATGAATTAATAGAAATAAATAATAATAATGATATATATAATTTAAATTTATTATATTTAAAATGTTTTTCGATAGATTTATTAAAATCATCTTGAATTTGTAATTTTAATTCAATGGATTTATTAAAATCTTCTTGAATTTTACCAGCATCAATTATTTTTTTAATAATATTATGTTGATTATAATATTTATAATTAAAATTTAATTTATATTTATAGATAATAGGGCATAAACAATTGGGATTTATTTTACAAATAGTATCAATAATTAAACATTTAGTATTATCAATAATTTCATAATCAGAATAATCATTTAAATTTTTTTTAATAAGATTAATTAAATTTATAATATTATATTTTAAGTTTTCATTAAATTTATAATGATTTTTGAATAATATAAATGGATAATAATTTAAATCTGTTTCAATTATAATATTTTTATTAATTAAATATATACTAATAAAATCATTATTATAAATATTAGAGAAATCAATAAAATTATCGAGAGTATCAATAATATTTGAGGACATTATTAATAATTTAAATATTATAAATATATCATTTTTTATATATTTATAAATTAAGATGGAGACATATACTTATAATGAATTATATAATATAATAAATACCCAGACGGAAAAAGAGAAAAGTATGAATAAAAAAAAAGAACCAAGTACAATGGATAAATTTTTAAGTAAAGGATTTAGAACGATTAATAATCCAACATTTCAAAATTTTAATGATACAATGGGAATTTTAATTAATTCAAAACAACAGGAAATAAGAGAAGATGATAAATCTAAATATATATATAAATCATAAAAAATGAAACTTGTTATTTTCTAATGATTTAAAGAAAGAATAATAATTATTTTTAATATGAATAATAATATCAATAATAGTGAATATTTATTGAATATAAAAACAATTCAAGCATCAACAATAAAATTAGTGATAGATGCGATGAAGGAGATATTAATGGATGTTAATTTAGAATTTGATGATACAGGGATGAAAATAATAGCATTAGATAATACTCATATTGTTCTAATTCATTTAAAATTAGAAGCAGAAAAATTCGAGAGATATTATTGTGAGAAGAAATTATATGTAGGAATAAATATGCTTAAATTTCATATGTTAATAAAGACGATTACAAATAGCGATATATTATCATTATTTATTCTTAAAAATGATCCAAATATTCTTGGAATTACGATTGAAAATGGGGAAAGAAATGTGAAGACAACATATAAATTATCTATGTTAGATATAGATGTTGTGAATGTAGATATACCTCCACAGGATTTTAATACGATAATAACGATGCCTTCATCATATTTACAGAAAATTATAAGAGATATGCACAATTTGGCAGAATTTATAGAGATTAAGAATGAGAATGATAAATTAATATTAAGTTGTCAGGGAGAATTTTGTTGTCAAGAAACTATATTAGGAACAGAGAAATCGCAAAATATTAATATGAGGAAAAATAATGAAATGGTTAAGGAAGGAACGAAAGAAGTTATTCAAGGAGTATTTAGTTTAAAATATTTAAGTATATTTACGAAATGTACTAATTTATCATCATCAGTTGAGATATATTTAAAAAATGCGTATCCAATAATTCTTCAATATTCGATAGCATCAATGGGAACTGTTAGATTATGTTTAGCTCAAAAGAATGAGGATTAAGAGATGAGAAGATGGGTTTTAATTTATTATTGATTGTATTAATTTTAATAAATTCCATTTGTTCATTTTCGAGATAATTTGTGATAATATAAATAATAGTTTGATTTATTAAATTTTTGTCATAAGTATTAATTTTATTATTTTCGAGATGGATATTAATTTTATTTTTATTATTTTTATCAAATGATAAATAAATTAAAAAGCTAAATTTATATAAATAATCATAATTATCAAAAATATTATTTTTATGTAATTTAATTTCATATTTTATATAATCTATTTCAAAAGTTTCTGTAATAATATAAGAAAATTCATTATCATTTATAAATATTTCATTAAAAAAATCTTTAAGAATAGGAATATATTTATAAATATTATCAAAATTAGATTTTTTAATAATTATTCTTTTATTAGGATTTATAGTTGTTAATTCATATGTTTCAAGATTAAATAAGGTTTCTATTATAATAGGATTATTAATAATAATAGAATAGAGGTTATCAATCATTTTTATAATAAATAATTAATAATAATATTTATATATAATCTATATGTGATTTATACATTAGAGTTGAATAAGAAGGGAGATTAAAATTATAATTATCTTTATTAATATTTTGATTAGATTTAATCCAAACTCTAATAATATAATAATTTTTTTTTGGACTAATAGAGATACCATTTATATTAGTAGAAATTAAATCATCTTTTCCAAGAGTTTCACCAATAATTAATGAAGTTAATTCGAATAATTTTTCGATAACATCTTCTTTATTTATTTTAAGAGAAAAACAACCACCATTTTTATTATTATCATCTTCCCAGCGTGGTGTTATATGTTCTCTCATAATAAAAAACATTCCTCTAATCCATAAATCATTAAAAGATTTATAAACATTTACAAAATCTTCAATACTGCTAATAGTTGTGATGAATTTATATGAGTTTGCTTCCCAATTCATATCATATGGATCATGGAAATAAAGAGACCAAACATCATTTAAATAATTATCATCCATTATTAATTAAAATAGATTAATAATTCTTTTATATATTTAATTTTACAAAAAATGATAAAATATATATATAATAATTATAATGGAAAAAAAACCAAGAGGAAGACCGCCAAAAGTGGTTAAGGAAGAAGAAGTTATTAAAAAACCGAGAGGAAGACCTCCAAAAGTGGTTAAGGAAGAGGTTATAAAGAAATCGAGAGGAAGACCTCCAAAAGTGGTTAAGGAAGAGGTTATAAAGAAATCGAGAGGAAGACCTCCAAAAGTGGTTAAGGAAGAGGTTGAGAAAAAATCAAAAGTTAATGATGAAGATGAGAAGAGAATTGATAATTATAAAAAGATTAAATCTTTGATAAAAGATGCGGGAGAATTAAAAATAGATGGGAAGGATATATATATAGGAAATATTAAGATTATAAAAAAGATAGGTAGTGAAAGTAAAAATGGTTTAATATTAATGGGAGAGATTGATAATTATAAAATTGCTATAAAAATTACAAAATATAATAAAAATAAGACAAATGAATTAGATACATTTAAGACAGTTACGAGGGCAGTAATTGAAAATAAAAGTAATAATTTTCCATTATTATATTCATATAATATATATGAACCTATAAAAGATTATGAAAAATATCCGACAATATTTCATAAATTTATAAAAAATCCATTTATAATATATTTTAATGAACTTGCTGATGGAGATTTAAAACAATTTTTAAATGATAATTATGATAATGATGATTTAATAATAAATGCATTATATCAATGTTTAATGTCATTAATAGATTTTTATAGAATAACAGGGAAAATACATAATGATAGTCATTCAGGAAATTTCTTATATCATAAGATATCAAAAAAAAATAAAGATTTTGAATATATGTATGAAGATAAAAAATGTGAGATAAGAAATTTAGGATATATATTTGTGATATGGGATTTAGAAAAATCGACGGAAATAAATAAACATAAATATAGAATAAATACGGATATAGAAAAATTATTATTGGAATTTTTTAATGAGAATGATAAGATAAGGGGATTTATGAGTTCAAAAAAACAATATGGGGTAAAGGTTAAAAATATTGTAATGGATTTATATATGAGTTTAATAATAGATAATAAAACATCATTTAATAAATTAGGATATTCATCAGAAAAATTAAAAGAATTAATATCAATAATATATAAAAAAATCATATAAACCTTATAAATTTATTTTTATATAAATCAATATGGGAAAAATATTAGTTTTATATGTATTTCATGAGATAAATGAAAGAGTTGAACTTTTTTTTAATAAATGTATATTTAAAGACGATAATGTAGATTTTATAGTTATATCAAATGGATATAAAGAAAATTTAAATTTGCCGTCATATGTGAAGATAATAAGAAGAAATAATTTAGGATTTGATTTTGGAGGATGGAGTGAGGCAATATTAAGAGATGAATTATATAAAAATTATGAATATTTTATATTTCTTAATTCATCGGTTACGGGTATGTTTATACCGGATTATTATAAAGATAGATGGACTTCAATATTTATAAATGGATTAAATGAGGATAATAATGTGAAATTATATGGAATTACGATAAATACAGAGAGAGATCCGTTATTTCTGAGTCATGTTCAATCGTATTTTTTTTGTATGAATAAATCTACATTAAATTTTTTAATAGATAGAAAAATATTTATATTAAATTATAATACAACAAATAAAGATGAATGTATTCAACAAAAAGAAATATTAATGTCGAGACATATAATAGATAATGGATGGAATATAGGTGCTTTATGTAATTATTATAAAGGGGTTGATTTTACATTTAGAGAGAAAAAACCACATGAATATAATAAGAAATTTTTATCAGATTTAATGTATTCAAAATATAGAAATGTAATATGGAATGAATATCAATTAGTATTTTTTAAAGGAAATCGTATTGATTTAAATGAATAAAAAAAAATAATTGATTAATAAATTATAAATAAAGATAACTTAGATGAAATCTTGTTTCATTGATACATCAATTGGATTATTAAATTCACAGAATAATAATGAATTTATTGAATTTTCTGATAATTCAGAAAAGATAAATAAAAAAGTAGATAATTTATTTATGAGAAAAATAAAGAATTTATTGAGAATTAATTATGTCTCAAATAAAATTCATATTATTTGATTTTTTATTTCTTTGGTGGAAAATGATGAGAAATTAGTCGTTGAAGAACAAAGAAAGTAACTACATCACCTTCCTTAACATTAAGGATTTTTTTAAGTTTATCATCAGGAAGAATAATACGTTTATTATCAGGTTTATTAAGATTATGTTCCTTCACATAACTATTAATAAATCGTGTGATATCCGTTCGTGATTTTTCAGTTCCATATGGAACACCGATAAAATCACATAGTTCATCACTAATCTTATTAGGTTTAGCAAAACCAGAAGGAGACTTGCGAGCATTTTCACGTTTCTTTTGAATTTTATCAACAATCTTTTTAAGTTTGTCATAATCCTTTGAAACTTGTTTGAGTGCTACTTGAATTTCCTTATTAAGAGTAGTTAGACTTGAAATCTTATCAACTAGAACCTTAAATACATCCTCAACAACTTCCTTATCTTCTGCTCCTTCTTCCTTCACTACTTCCTTAACCTCTTCCTTAACTACTGGTTTATCTTCCTTTACAACTACTGCCTTTGCTCCCTTCTTCTTTGGTTCATCTACAACAGGAGCAGGAATTACAGGCACTACTGCTGGTGGAATTTCAATGGTAGGAGCAGATTTTTTCACAGGAGGCATTTATTAATATGATATTTATAATAAAACATTTCTTTATATCATTTTAATTTTAGAAAGGATTTCAATCATAGAATTTCTATCTGCGTCTATTAATTCGTACCATTTTTCTTTTTCAATTGATTTAATATTAAATTTAATAATTAGGTCTCCTTGATTTTTGATACCTTTATTTTTGATGATATGGATAAAGGTGAAGGGTTGAATATTAATTTCAATAATTTCATTATTAAAATATTCAATTTCTTTTTTAGCACCAATTAAATAATCACATATATCAATATCCATATCTAAATAAATATCTGAATCGATATGATAAAATCCATTATTAATATTTTTGTCATTAATTAAATCCATTAAAATTAAAATTTCGTGTTCATCATCATTATCATCAAAATAATTAATAGTATGAGATGGATATTTGGAACAATCAAGATTAATATAAATAGGTTCTTCTAATTTTCTTAAAAATAGACGTAATTTTTTTTTATTAGGACTAAATAATTCTTGATATTTGATATCAACTGATATTGAATGTTTTTTAATTTTAGTACGCATTTTTTTAATAACATCAACAACTCCTTTAAATAATTCGCTATTAGTAAAATCATTAAATGATTTAATCCAATCATTATAATCATAATTTTCATCGAATTCGACATCATTATTTAGAATTTTATTATAAGCATTAGTAGCATCCATAAAATCTTTAATTTTTCTTTTCTTTTCTTTTTCATCTTTGATATTATTTAATTTATCAGGATGAGAATTTAATGCTATTTTTTTATAAGCTTTTTTAACATCTTCAATCGAACTATTTTCAGGAATATTAAGAATTTTATAAGGATTATTTATCATATTTAACTTAAAAATTATAATTGTTTATAATTTTAAATAAAAATGAATTATAAATGTCATTATGATATTGCATCTGTTGTATATAAAGATGAATATATATCAACATATTTTAAATATGATGAGGATAAATCAAAATGGTATTATAAAGATTTAGATAATATATGGATAGAGGATAAAGATTTAAAAAAATTAAAATATGAGATAACGACGAGGATATGTGAAACATTTTTAAATAAATATAATAAGATGAATGAGAATAAAGATGAGATAAGTTTATATAATTCTATATATTATTTAGAAACTGCGATAAATTTAAAGAAGGATAATTATTTAAAAAAGATAATTAAAGAATTGAAACAATTTTATTAAATTTTAAATAGAATGGATATAGAAGAAATTAAAAAAGAATTAAAAAAGCATTTTATAGGTAAATATGATATACCTGAAGTATCATCATATATAGATAATATAAATTTATTTAAAATAATAAAATATAAAAATTTAAAAATTAAATTATATTATAATAAAAATGATAATTTAGATATAGAATTTATTAAAAGAGTAATTAAAAGAGGTTCTTTTGTATTAAAAAGAAAATTAATGACAATTCATTTAATTCCTTCACCTGCTAAAAAAATATTAAAAGAAGATGGAATAATGACGAGTGAAAATATAAATAGTGGTTTTACATATATTAATAGAAATGATATATATATATTTAGAAAAGAAGAATTTCCGAAAGTAATTATTCATGAATTAATTCATCATGATTTAAATATACATCAAGATATATTTAAAGAAGAAAATAATAAATTATTAAAAAAACATTTTAATATAGCTGAGAGTACGAAATTAATTTTAAATGAGACAATAATAGAATTATGGGCGACGATATTACAATTAGCATTTGTAAGTATAGATTATAAAATAGAATTTAGAAAATTATATAAAATGGAATTAATTTATTCATTATATAAATGTCATCAAATATTTAAAATTCAAAATGGAAAAGAATGGATAGATGAATGTAATATATATTGTTATATAATATTTAAAACGATATTATTAAATTATTTAAATGAATTTATAAAAATTTATATGTATCCAAATAAATATGATGACACATTATTAACAAAATTTATAATAAAATATTCAAAAATTCCTGATATTAAAAAAAATCCAGAATTTTCAAAAAAAATAAATAGACCAAATAATTCATTATGTTTTATGTTATTTAGTGATTATTGATTTAAAGAATTTTTTAAATAAATAAATATATGAGAAATCACGCATTTGTTGAAGAAGTAGCATCTAAAATGCTTAATTATAATAATAATGATTATTTAATAGATTTAGATGAAATAATTTCTTTAAATCAATATGGAAATTCTATAACAAATATTTTAGTACCTATTAAAAATATATTATCAAATGATTTAAATCAGACAAATTCAAATATAAAAATTACGAAGAATTTATTAAAGAAATATATATATCAATTATTATTATTTGAAAACGGTCATAAATGTTGTTTAGAGATTATTTAATTAATCTAGATTACATAAATAAATTGTTCTATCAAATAGGGCAATAATTTCATCAATTATATTTTGTATTTCGCTATTATTTTTAAAAGTCTTATTGCGAATTCCACGGATAACTTCTCTTTCGGTATTTAAATAAGATTTAAGATTACTTATATCAGAAGTTGCTTTCATTGTAATTTCAAAAATTTCTAATGGTTGTTTATTATAACGACCAATATAAACTTCTAATAATTTATCTATTAAATCACTTAAACCTTCGTGAAAATCATCGAGAGTTTTATGAGTAGAGTATTTCATGGTAGAAAAATGAAATAATTTAACTTGACCTATTAAACCGAGGAAATATTCGAATAAATTCTTTGTTGCCATCTATAAATAAAAAATTAAAAAAATTAAATTAAATAATTCCATTCTTCCTCATTGAAGCACATTTCTTCGAAATTATCAATTTTCATTTCTTCAATTTGTTCTCTTACACGTTTCGCATATTTAAGTCTATTAAAATATTTTCTAATTAAGAATTTATTATAAATAGAGACTTTCATATGTATATTTTATAATATATATTAGAAAATCATTTTTTATTTATTTATATTTAAAATAAAAACAAATTAAAAAAATAAATGTCGATTGAAGATATAGATTATTTAAAAAAGAATAGTGTTAAAGAAAGTTTTTTATTTATTGTTGATAGTAAAGATAGAGATTATCTTAGATATCCTGATCCAAATTTCTATTCAATTAAAATGAATACTCCATTTAAAAATGTTATAGGTATAGATGTACTTGATTATAGTATTCCTAGAACAATGTATTCATTAGATATTTATAATAATAATTTATATATTTATATTGCTAATAGTCCAAATGATTTTATTGTAAATAATGGATTAGACCCTTTAAATACAAATATGAATATATTTACAAAATTTGAAATGAATGTAGGTAATTATAATTTATTAACATTTATGCCGACATTTAATTCATTAATGTTAAAAAAATATAATGAGGATCCGATAAATTATCCGGCACCGATTGAAATAATTACATATAGTAATCCACCGGAATTAACAAATGTTATCACATTTACTTGTCAAAAACCATTTATATTAAATATGAATGATAGTTCTATGGCGGAAACTCTTGGATTTTCTACGAATATAAAAAAGGAAGATGATAATATTAAATATAAATATATAAATAAATATCAGAATAATTTAAAATTTCTTAAAATATTTCATAGTTTTTATAATTCAAAATCTGATAGATATGAGATAACTGCCCCTGGTGTTGTTTTTTTTATAGGTGAAAAATATATAACAATTAGATCTCCGGAAATTGAAGAACATTCATATGGTTCATTAGCATATAATAATTATAATCTTGGAATTGCTAAATTTAAGGTAAATACGATAGGATTTAATGAAGAAAGATTTGAAATACAGAAAATACCTTCAAGGGAATTTCATCCAATAGGTAAATTATCTAAATTAACATTTCGATTTGAAGCATCGAATAATAATTTATATGATTTTAAGGGTGTAAATCATATAATTACATATATAATATATTATTATTCTCCTAAATTTAATTTAATAGGTGATTTTAAATCGATATTAAATCCAAATTATAAAAATAATTTTAATGATTATAATTATTATAATAAAGAACATGAAATAGAAGATGAAGAAGATAATGAAGAATTTTCCAGAGATAAATTATTTGAAACATATAAGAAAAATGAATTATTATATAATGAAGAGGAAGATTATGAAGAGCATGTTTAAGATTTTATCATACCTCCTTTAAATTTTTCTACATGACCGATTAAATTTTCTAAATTTTGTTCGGTAAATTGGTTATTTTGTATTAAATTAGTTAAATCTTTTGTTGTTATTGAACCTGATGATAATCCTTCTAATATTGTATTTTCAAATTTACTTAAATTATCTTTTTTCTCTTCTTCTTCTTTTTTATTTTCAAATCTTTCTTTTATTGATGAAGATGGATTATAACATTTACACCCAAATAATATAATAAAGAGAATAATAAAAGCAAGTAATAAAGAAATTAAATTTAAAATATTATTATAATCAATCATTTCTATTTATTAAAAATATTTAATTATTTATAGAATATGACTTCACTTGATTTAGCTTTTGAAGAAGATTTTGAACCATCACCCCCTCAACCACCTCCTAAAAAAAAACCACCGCAACAACAACCAGAAATGGAAGAATATCAACCACCTCCTCAACAACAACCACAACCAAGACAAACTAAACCAGAACAATTCACTAATTATTATCCTTATCAGGAACAACAAATACAAATACCTCAACCAAGACCTCAGCAAAGTTATCAATATTCTTTTTGGGATAGAATGGTAATGTCTCGTAGAGAGGTTATGAAATTATTTATATTATCAATAGTTATAATTCTTGGAATATCATTAGAAAAGATAGGATGTCATTATATTAATCAATATTTATCATCAAATGATTTAACATCAATACAAGAATTATTGGTTCGTTTATCCTTTCCAATAATAGTATTTATTATTTTATGGATTATTAAATCATTATAATTATTAGAATAAATGAAAAAAGAAGATATAATAAAAATACTTCTAAAAATTATTGAATTTATAAAAAATGAAGGGTATTTATTATTAAAAATGTATTTAGATACATTAAAAAAACCAGCTATGTTCTGTAATGATATTAGAATTATAAATGATGCTATAATATTAAGTTTATGGTTATTTTTGATATTATCTTTATTATGGATGGGATATGAAATATTTAAAAATATATCCTTATATTTTAAATTAAGTTCATATAGATATTTTAAAAATGGTAATCCAAAATTTGCCGATAGTCCTTCATTTAGACAATTAGAAAATATGTTTTATCTCAATAACTATTTTTCTATTGATTTTATTTTATTAACATATGTTTCTACTGCTATATTTGTAATTGTTAAATTATATATATTTAATAATATATTAAGTGATAAAGATTTACATTTTAGATATATTATATTATTTTGTTATTTATCAATTATAATAGCAATAATATATTATATATTAAATTATGTATATATAACAAATATAGGGAAGGGTTTAAATTCAATAAATCGTATATTTTATACAAATATTAATAGTGAATTTATTAATAATAAAAAGATATGTAATTATCTTAATAAAAAGAATGAATTTGATAATAAATTTATATATGGTAAATGTAATGATTTGAAACATAATATTAGTGTTAATCGTTTATATGAATATATACAATCAATATTTGATGATATAAGTCGTAATCATACACCATCAAATAATTTAAAAAATAATAAATTTAAAACTCTTGTAGATAAAAATGGAATATTATATAAAGATAAAATAATTTCAGCATTATTTACATTTCAAATTCTAAAATATTTCGTTGATAATGATTTATTAGAAGAAGCAAAAGATTTTTTTTCAGCATTTAATATGATATATACACCAAATATACAAATATTAAAGAAGAAAATTAATCCAATATTATATTTAAAAATAGATAATCTTATGATATTTGATAATAATTATCAATTTGAAGGTTCATTAAGAGAAAGTTTTTATGGAAATAAGGAAATTTTCGAATTTATTAAAATGGAATATAATAAAATTCAAAATCAAATTCAAAAAATCGTAATTGATATTTATGATATTTGTAATTCGAAATTAATGTCTATTTATGTTTATTATTTTATATTATTTATTGTTATTATTATATTATTAATTATTCATTTTTATAAACCTAATTATGAAATACCATATATTTAATTATTTTTCTTAAATAGATAATGACAACTTCTTATATTAGAGATTTATTTAATATATTTAATGATATTAATAAAGAAGTTGATAAATCTAAATTAGAATTATTAATAGCAAAATTTATTGGATTATCATTTGATAATATAAAAGAAATCAAAAATATATTTATCAAAAATAAAGAAAGAGAATCATTAAATAATGATAAATTATTAATTAATGGCATTGAATATAAAAATCAAGATGAATTAATAGATTTAGATGAATTATTTAAATATGATTATTCAAATATTAGAGAAACAACTGATAATAATTTAATTAAATTTGCTGTATTAATTGAACGAATAAATGATATATTATCAGATGGTAATATAAAAGAATATATAAATTATAATCAAAATTCATTTAAAGAATTTAATAATGAAATTGATAAACAATTTGATATAACAAATGCTCAAATATTAAGACAAGTGAAGGAAATATATAATGTTGAGCAAAAAGATAAGAAGTATAAAGATGAATTAACGACACTTTATATATCTCAAATATTTAATAGTAATAGAGATAAATTTGAAGAACAAATAAATGAATTTATTAGAAGAATAGATGGATTAATAAAAAAATATAATGATAAATATGATGAATTATTGGAAAAAATTAAAATAAATCCAGATAGTAATTTAATAAAAGATATTAAATATTTTACGGAAAAGACAGTAAAAGATTTTTTAAATAATGATTTTAATAAATTTATAAAAAATATTAAATTATATATTAAAAAGAAATTAAATTCAAATGAATTTATAAAAAAATTATATAATGATTTTAAAAAAGAATTTAAATATCCTGAATTAAAAGAAGTTATAGAAGATTTAGAAAAAAAATATAAGGATTTTGTTGAAAATGTTTATGAAAATAAAGAATTTAATGATACTAAAAAATTATTGAAATATGATGAATTATTTAATACAAAAAACGGTGAATGGATAAATGATAGTAAGAGAAATGAAAATATTAGACAATATAAAAAAAGATATGATGAATTATTATCTAAATTTAAACCAGAGAAAATAGAAGTAAATGAAAAATATAATGAATTATATAATTTTAGTGAAAAAATAAAGGAAATAAAAGTAAAATTAGAAAAAAAAGAAAAATTACAAGAAACAGAGGTTTCATTTGTTAAAAATTTTGATAAATATATTGAAATAATTAAAAACAATCCTGAATATAATTCAGATGAAGATTTTAAACATCAAATTAGAAATGTCGAAGAAGCATTTAGAAGTATAAGTATTAAAGATAGAGTTGAAAAAGAAATAGAAAATAAAAGAGTAATAAAAGATGTTATAAGTAAAGAAGAAAAAGAATTTGATAAAGAAACTTATTATTTTGAAGATTATATTCAATTTTTTAAAATTGCTCTTAAAATATTTACTTATGGAGGTATTTTATTTGCTTTCATAGTTCTTTTTATATCTATTTTAGGTTTATTAATATTACTATATGATATAATATATAATACAATAAAATTATTAATAAATTCGGCAAATTCTACGAATAATTTATCATTAGATTATATAAGTAAATCGATTATAAAATGTAATAAAAATAATTATGATAATGATCGTTTTTTAATATTAACAGAACAAAAACAAAATTTATCTATATTTAATCTTGGTGCATATACATTATATATATTAATTACATATTTTATATTTTATATAATACTTGTTTTTTATACAAATCAAATGAGATTTAAATTTGTAGGTTCATTATATGATATTGATATTAATTTTGTATATTTATTTATGATAGTATTTTTATTAATATATAGTTTTATACATCTTATTATTTTTAAATTAATATTTAAACCATATGTATATATTCCATATAAAACTATTGATAATGAAGAAATTGAAATTGATAAAATGATATCGAATTATATAAATGTCAAAACAAATGATAATAAGATTATAAGATTTGATGATTTTTTTGAATTATTATATGATGCTTCAAAAATAGATGATTTAAGTGAATATTTTTTAAAACAGATTAAAAATGAAGATGATGAGGGTTGTTTAGAACAAAAAATAATTATATATAATTTATATGAATATTTACGTCAATATGTTAATTTTGATGAAGATTTTAAATGGAATTTTAAACAATATTGTTCTACGGATGAAAATAATAAACCAATATATGAGAATGGAGGTACAATAACATTTATATCGATGTTAAAAAATGATGAGGTAAAAATAATATCAAATTATCATGAAGAATTAGATTTTATAAATAAATTAGAGGATGATAATATTGAATTTTATAATAAATTAAATAAAGAAGTTTCAAATAAAATTAAGAATATTAATAAAAAAATTATTACACATAATAAAACTACACTTCCATTTTTTATAACTATTATATATATGATTTTAATATTTTTATTAAATTTAATAGCTGTTTATTTTATTATTAAAATGGTATTAAATGATAAAACTGATGCTTATCATGAATATATTAAATTAGCATCAAATTATTTAGATGATTATGTCTATAAAATTATTTTAAAATTAAATAAATAGAAATGATAATATATTTATATTTTTTATTAGGTTTTTTTATATTAATGTTTATATATTATTTAACAAATATTAAATGGTATTTTGATTTTTATAAAACTATGGAAAATAGTTGTCTATAATAAAAATAGAAATGGAATTATTTAAAATTCGTTATAATTTATATAAATATTTAATTAAAGATAGTTTTAAATTTAAAAGTACATTTGATTTATTAAATGTATTTAAAAATCTTATTTATATAATTATAATATTTTTTATTTTAATTTTTATTATTGGTTATGAATATATTAATATATTTATTATTTTTTTTATAATAATTCTTATTATATTTATATATAATATTGAATTAATTTTAATTAAATTAGAAGGAATAAAAACTAATAAAAATTTTCAAATTTATTGTAATTATTATAATACTCTCAATAAAATTTTTAATATTAATTATGATAATATCGATAATATTGAAAATAATATATTATCAACATCATCAGAAACATCAATATCTAAAATAGAAATGACATATGGAGGTATTGATTATGAATATGGTTCTAATATATATTATAAAATTGTTTTTGATGCTCCTGCCAGTGGTGGAACACAAGCATCAGCAAAAATTAGACCATTAAGAAATGGAAGTTTAGATGGTAATATATATGATTTAATTGGTGGAAGTGGATATAATATAAATAATATTGACAAATATAAATTATGTAAAAATACAGACGGAAGCACAACAGAAGAAACTAGTGCTGAATCTGTTCCAACAATAAAAGCAAAATTCAAAGTATATATTAATAATTCTAATACAAATTCTACTATTAAAGAATATTCGATATCTTTTAGAAATATTTATAGAAAAATAAGAAGAAATATAGATTATATAGATAATATATTAAAAGAGGATTTTGAAGATCATATAAATTTATTAAAAAAGGAAAATGATATATTAAAATATATTGATATATATGATAAAGATAATGAATTTTTAAAAAAATATTTAATAATAAATAAAATTAAAAATAATAATATATATATAATTATTGATAATATTAATAAAATAAAATATATATCAGATATTATTTATGATATGAATAATAATACATATTTAATAAATTTAGAATTATTAGAAAAATATAAAGATCATTATAAAGAATTATATTTAGAATTTATTAAAGAATTGGATATAATAGATTTAAATTTTGTAAAAAAATCAGATATAGATAAAATAATAAATAAAACTATTTCAGATTTTGATATGATATTTTATTATATATTAATATTAATAGTAATTATACTTACAATAATATTTCATATTTTTTATATAAAATTATATTAATGGAAAAAGAAAAATTATCTTGTAATACAACACCAAAAAGAAACGCAATAGAATTTGATTCATTAAGATTTAAAAAATGTATTTTTATGACAGATGAACAATATAATAAAAATAAAATTCATAAACCGACACAAACATTATTTATAGAAAAATTAATTTATGTAAATGAAAAATCTGACATTGATTATACTATAATTTCAATTATAGATGAAATTCATAATAAATTAAGTAAAATTTATTATCTAGATATTAAAATACCTTATCCTATATTTGTAATGCTTGGAAGAGAATTAGAACATCATTCAAATTTATTTGAAGATGAAACATTTCCTGTTCCATCATATCTTTTATTACCATCACCAAAATCTATGAAATATGGTAATATAGAAATACCATTACAAACTGGTGAATTAGCAATAATTAAATATATAAAGGGTTTTTTTAATTCTGGATTATCAAATGATACGGATAAATTAAAATATGATACAAGTATATTAAAATCATATCAATTTAAAGGAAGAGTAAGAATATTTTTATATGTACCTTTTTTAACAAATGAATATAAATTTGTATCAAATTTAATTGATTTATCAAATTCATTCTATTTTTTTAATACATTAATTGAGAGTGATTTTTATATGAATATTACAAAAACCTCAACCTTTGATGCTGATAAATTTAGACAAGAATTTACAAAACGAAAATTAGATAGTAGAATAATAGAATTAATAATTGATACAATACAATCAAATGATAAAACTAAATATTCATTATATGATGATTTAGTAAATTTATGTTTTGATGGAGGATGTGTGTCAGATGTGGGAGATGATTTTAATTCATTAATTCCTAGTTTTACAGATGATGATGATACAAATAATAAAAATGCGACAGAAAAATCGCCATTTATGCCTACAAAATGTTTATCAAAAACGAATGGATATTTATGTAATGTTAGATTTGCTCCTAATAATATGGATATATATCCATTTATAAGAAAGAATGCTTTAAAAGAGATAAAGGAGAATTTATCATCATATACAACAATCGCTTATAAAGTAGAGAAGGGATTAGAATTAACAAAAGAAGATGGTGATTATGTATCAAAATATAAATCGCCAGTAAATTTAATAGTATCAATAATTAATGATTATATAAAAAAATATTATTCGAATAATTTAAATGATGATAAGAAGGATGATATAAAAGTTAATCATTATTCGAAAAAATATAGTGAAAATATTATAAAAGAATTGGCATATTTAAAAAAGATGAATGGAATACCAGAATATGTGATGTCATTATATTATTTTAATGAAAAATTAAGAAGTAGTAAAATAAATTATATGCCATTTAGAGATACTTTTCCTACATATGAAAATTTATTTAATTTAAACGGAGAAGAATTTAAAGTAAATCAGATGTTATTTTCATTTAATAAAAAATATGGAATGATATTATTACCTAATGGATTTGTACCAATTATTAATTTTAATACGAGAAAAATAATATATTTTATGAATAAAACAGTTATAAGAAGACCAATAGAGATGACAATACAAGAGAATGGATTATATATATCTAATATAAATAGTGATGAGAATAAAATGAATAGGAATTATTTAACAAATATATCATCATTGGTAGATAATTGTGATAAATGTAGTCCTCCATTTAGTTTAATATTAAAAGATGATGGAATGATATGTATATATGGGAATGGATTTTATGATTCAACGAGTAAAGAATTTAAAGAATATATAAATAATGAAATAGAATTTATAAAAAAATATAATGAAAATAATAAAAATAATGGTGGGATAGATGGGAAAGATAATGAAGCAAATTTAGATAATATATCATTAATTCAGGATTATTTAAATAAAAAGACGATAATTGAAGAACGAGGATATTTATTTTGTTCTCCGGATAGTATAAATTGTAAATAATAAAATATTTATTTTTTTTCCATTCATAATTTAAATGAACGATTGGGAAATATTAGATTTATATTTCAAAGATCATAAATATCCATTCACTAATCATCATTTAGATAGTTTTCGTGAATTAATTAAAACATATATTCCACAAACTATTAAATCATATAATCCAATTACTATGATTAAATTTAATGAAAATAATAAAAAAATTAAAATGAAGACTGATATATATATAGGTGGTAAAAATAGTGATGAAATATTTATAGATCATCCAATAACATATGAAGATGGAGTTCAAAAGATTATAACACCAAATGATGCGAGATTAAAATCGATAACATATGAAACTCATTTATACGCCAATGTATTAATAGAAATTACGAATGAAGATGATGAGATATTTAGACAAGTGATAGAAAAGGTAGCAATAGGAAGTATTCCTATAATGTTACATTCAGATATATGTGTATTAAATGGAAATGGAAATAAAGTTCTTCAAAGATTAGGTGAGTGTATATATGATGGAGGAGGATATTTTATAATAGATGGGAAGGAGAAAATAATAATAGCACAAGAGAGTGAAACGAATAATTGTTTAATAATAGGTAAATTAAAAGATGATGATAATTTTTCATATAAAGGAAAAATAAAATGTTCGGGAGAAATTGGAGAAACGATATTGATACCGAAAATGATAGAATTTTATTTAGTAAAGACGGATGAAGAAGTTACAGAAAAATATAGTAATAATAAGGGATGTATATATATAAGTCTTCCATCAATAGAAGGGAAAATACCATTATTTATATTATTTAGAGCATTAGGGATAGAAAGTGATAAGGATATATATGAGAATATATTTGGAATAAATAATAATTCGGTAGAAGAGATATTTTTTCAAAATTTTATTCGTCCATCAATTTATAATAATTATTATGAAAAAGATGGTATTAAATATTATATATATACACAAGAAGATGCTCTTAATTATTTAAAATTTAGAACTAAATATCAGTCAATAGATCATATAAGATATATATTCGCAGCTGATATATTTCCGAATATAAATTTATTTGAGAATAAGGGTAAATATCTTGGATATTTGACAAAACAATTTTTTAATGTAATATATAAAATAAGAAAGGAAAGTGATAGAGATAATTATTTTTATAAACGAATTAATATTAGTGGATTTTTATTGGCAGAATTATTCCAAGAGGCATATATGAAATTAAGAAAGACTATAAGAGATACAATGGATAATTTTTATTATTTTGGAGCATGGAAAAATACTAATAATTTTTCAAATTTTATTAATAAAGATAATATTTATCGTCTCATTCCTGTTGTTCTAATTGCCAATACATTTGCTAAATCTCTAAAAGGACGTTGGGGACTTGAATCAGATGATGATCCAGAATTAGGAAGAGTTCAAGATTTATCTCGTATTAGTTATATTGGTTATTTATCACATTTGAGAAGAGTAAATATGCCAATTGATAGAAGTTTAAAAATAACATCACCTCATAAACTTCATTCACATCAATATGGTATAATGTGTCCTTTTGAAAGTCCGGATGGTGCTTCAATAGGATATTTAAAAAATCTTGCTTTATTGGCAAAAGTAACAGCAGGAACAAATCCACAAAATATAAGAGATTGTTTATTAGATATTGGAGTAATACCAATTGAAAATTATAATCTTAAATTAGATAAAAATATTACAAAAGTTCTTATAAATAATAATTGGTATGGAATTACGAATGAACCAATAAGAATTATGAGAATTCTTAAAGCTTATAAAAGAAATGCTTTAATAAATATATTAACATCTATTTCTTGGAATACATTTGATAATGAAATAAATATATTTGTAGATGCTGGAAGAGGTGTAAGACCATTAATAATTTTAAAAAATGGTAAATCGGGATTAACAAGAGAATATAAGAGTTGGTTTGATATGATAATAGGAAAACATAATAAATATGGGAAAAAAGAGAGAAGTGAAGAAATATATTATAAAAATGAATATACAAATCCAAAAAGTTTAGAAATATTTGCTAAGAAAACTGATGAAGAAATTCTAAATATATTAGAAGAAGATGGTGCTATAATTGAATATATTGATCCACAAGAAACCGATACTTCATATATTGCTATGACAAATATGGATATTAATAATTTTCATACACATCTTGAAATACATCCATCGACGATGTTAAGTGTAGTTTCAGCAAATATTCCTATGTGTAATCATAATCAATCTGCTAGAAATGTTTTCCACGCAGCTCAAACAAAACAAGCAATAGGAATATATGCTACAAATTTTAATAAAAGATTTGATACATTTGGATTTATTCAACATTATCCTCAAAAAGCGATTATTAATACTCGTCATGCTCAATATACAGGTAGCGATGCTATGCCTAATGGTGCTAATTTAATAGTTGCTATAATGACTTATTCTGGATTTAATCAAGAAGATAGTTTAATAATTAATCGTAAATCTATTCAAAGAGGATTATTTCATTTATCTTATTATAAATCTTTATCTGCTAGTGAAAAGAAGGTTTCGCAATATGAAAGAATGATTTTTGCTAATCCTATTAAAATGAGAGAAGAAGGTTATAAAATTAATGGTATTAAACATGCGAATTATACTCTTCTTGATGAAAATGGTGTTGTTAAAGAGGGTTCATATATTCCAAAAGGTCAAATAGCAGTTGTATTAGGAATGATTTTAATTAAAGATGTTCTTAAAGAGGTTAAAAGAGGTTTATTTGTAGAACAAGTGAAAGAAACAACTTATACAGATGTTTCATTAACATCAGATGAAAGTTATTATGGAAAAATAGATAAGGTATTTATAGGTTCAAAAACATTAGATGATGATATTAGAGTTTGTAAAATAAGATTTATGAAAATTAAAATACCAGAATTTGGTGATAAACATTCATCAAGACATGGACAAAAGGGAGTTATAGGAATGATATTAGATGAAGAACAGATGCCTTTTACAAAAGATGGAATTAAACCGGATTTAATTGTAAATCCGCATGCTATACCATCACGAATGACAATAGGGCATTTAGTAGAATGTGTATATTCTAAATTATGTTGTATGGAAGGATTTTTAGGAGATGGTTCTGTATTTATTAACTTAGATTATGAAAAAATATATGATAATTTAGAAAAATTAAAATTTGAAAAATATGGTAATGAAATATTATATAATGGATATAATGGAAAACAAATTAATTCATCTATATTTATCGGTCCGACTTATTATTTTCGTCTTAAACATATGGTTGCTGAAAAAATTAATGCTCGTGGAACGGGTCCGAAAGTTCAATTAACAAGACAACCAACAGGTGGAAGAAGAAAAGCAGGTGGATTACGTATAGGAGAAATGGAGAGAGATAGTTTAATTTCACATGGTATTTCAAAATTTATTAAAGAAAGTTTAATGGAAAGATCTGATAATTATAGATGGATTGTATGTGATAAATGTGGAACTGCTCCAATATATAGTAATAAAGTTAAAGAGAGTTTTTGTAAAAATTGTGGTGGTACTTCTACAAGTATTATTGAAACTCCATATTGTTTTAAATTATTAACACAAGAATTTGAAGCAATGGGAATTCAAATGCGGTTTAATTGTAATTATACAAATCTTCAAGTTGAAGAAGATTATAGTGATGATGATATAATAATAAATGAAGATATAGATGAAGATGAACCGAAAGATATAAAGGTTGAATTAAAATTTAAGGATAAATTTGCGAATGTTTCAATAAAAGAATTAATAGCGAAGATAAAGGTTAAATATCCTACGATGAAAGGATTAACATTGAAAAAACGTCCGGAACTTATAGCAATATTGGAGGGAATATTTAATAAAGAAGAAGAGGTTAAAGATGAAGTTAAAAAAGAAGTTAAAAAGAATATTAATGATAAATCAACAAAGAAGGATATATTAGATGCTGTTAAAAATAAATATCCGGAAATGAAAGGAGTTGAAAAAATGAAAAAGGAAGATTTATTAGATTTATTAAATAAAGATAATATTGAAAAGGTAGAAGTTAAAAAAATTGTTAAGAAAGATACAAGAACTATAAATCAATTAAAAGAAGAATTAAAAAATAAATATCCCAATTTTAAAATTAAGACTACAATGAAAAAAGACGATTTAATAAAAATTCTTGAAATGACAGAAGAAGAATTCGAAAAAATTAAAAAAGGTGGTTATGATGATTTTTCATCGAGTGGAGATTTAACTGATACGAGTTTTACTGAAAATAGTGATAGTGATAGTAGTTATAGTAGTGGTAGTGAAGATAGTGATGGTGTAAGCGATAGTGATGATGGTTTTGGAGGTGGTGGTGATAATTTAATTGATATTAAAACGAATGAAATGGATAATAAAGTTTTTAATGATGAAATAAAAGTAATAAAAATATAATTTATTGATAGATAAAGATGAATGATTTATATTATAATATAATTATAATAGTTTTAGTACTTGTTCTATTTTTAGCATATATTCTTATAGCATATTTTTATACTTCTTATAGTAATTATAAAGAAGATGTTGATGTTAATTTTGAAAAAACTAAAAATTATATTAATTTAAATATTACTAAATTAGATAGTAATATTCGTACAAGTATTGATGAAAATAATACAAAAATTTTTAATACAAGTAATTATATAAGTGATATTAATACAAAAGTTAATAGAAATGATTCGAGATATATTGATTATTTTAGTAATGTTGAAAATGTAATAAATGTTACTAATAGAAATTTAAATACTACTAATACAAATTTAAATAATACTAATTCAAATTTTAATTTAAATATAAATAATACAAATTCAAATTTAAATAATACTAATTCAAATCTTTATAAATTCGATACAAATATTAAACAATTCCTTCAATATAAATCAAATGGGACAACTATAAATGATGCTATATTTAATTATCAATTTGGAGTATCGCCAAATCTTTCATTAGATTTATTAAGAAATGTAAATGCTATATCAGGAATGACAGTTGAAACAGATAATTCTACAAATAATTTTAGATTATGTGATAAATCTAGAAATTGTATGGATATGAATATTGATAATAGAGGTCTTAATATATTTCCATCTGTATTTAATAGTAATAATACTACAAGTAATATATATATATATGATAAAAATAAAACAAGTATATTAGCAAAATTTGATTTAGCAAATAGAGGAATATATTTAGGTGGAGATGGTGAAAATGCGGGAATGTATATAAATAATAGTAATGTATATGTTAAAAAAGTAAATATATTAAATGGTAATTATGCTAATATATTACCATATGATAAAACGAAAAAAGGACAAACGCAAACTTATAATACATATTCATTTGGTATAGAAGATATAAATAATCAAACAGAAATTACAGGAATTTATTCAATTATAAGAGGAACTGAAACACCTCCTCAAAATATAATTATATTAAATTTTAAAAGTTCTAATGATATTCCATCAGGAACTTCATTATTATTTAATTTACCTGAAATATCTAATACATTAACATCTGATTTTACAATACCCTTATTATCAATAGAAACATATCCAAGTGCTTTAATTAGTTCAGCAATTCTTAATGTGAATAATATAAAAATAAATACAACATCATTAATAAATAAAAATATAAATGTTAGAATAAAATTAACGAGTGATAAATTTATTATAAATAGTTTATTTACAGAACCAACTATAACAAATATAATTAATTATCTTCTATAAAAAGATTATTATTATTATTTTTTTTTTCATTCATATAAATTAAATGAAATTCATTAATTTTTGGTAAAATTTCATTATTCCATTTATCTTTATTAAATTTAACTTCTTGAATATTAATTAAATTTAATTTCCAATAATTATATTTATTTCCATTTGGTAATTTTTCAATTTCTTCTAAATTTTCTGTTATTGTTTGTAGAGGTTTCGTATATATATAATCTATATTTCCCTTTTCTTTTTTATATTCTACTATAATTCCATGATAATTAACATCTTTACATTCTTTTTCATATTCTTCTTTTGTTTCATAACAACTAAATTCACATTCTATATAATCACATTCATTTAAATTACATACTGCCAATTGTCCTTGAATTTGATATTGATATTTTTCTGGAATTTCCCCATCAATTATTTTTCTTTTATAAGGACATTTAATTTCAATCATTTTACCATCTTCCGTAATTCCATCAGGTGATGCTCCAAAATTTTCTATATTATCATTAATAATTAATCCAAATTCATAAATTTTCTTCTTTTTCATATCTTCATAAATATTCATAGCAACTGATTCAAACATTGTACCCCATTTTAAAGCAGGAATAGCATTTGAATTATATGTAATCCCTTTTATTTTTTTTTTTGATAATGATAATGGATTTTTAATAGCATCATGTAAATCGCTTGCTGTTAAACGATTTTCACGAAGTTTAAACCATTCAGGAGTTCTTTGTTTTATTAATGGTCGTGTTAAAAGTTCTTTAAGTACTTCTTTCTCATCATTCATCTTATTATTTTTCTTCCATTTTCTTTTTATATGCTTTTGACGATTTGATTTTCTTTTCATTTTCGACTTTAAGACGATTGAGGGTATCTTTAATATCTTTATTTAAATTATCAACATTATTCACTTTTTTATTTTCTCGTATCTTTGATTTAGAAATTTCAATAATTTCTTCTCTTTTTTCCAATAAAATTTTATTAAAATTATATAATAATTCATCATCCGCCATTATTACCTTTAAATAATAATAAATAATCAATTTTTAAATAAAAAATGAATATAATATTAATTTATATATTAAATGGAATTTACTTTTATTGAAGTTTGTGCTGGTTGTGGAGGTTTGAGTTCAGGATTAATAAAATCTGGTTTTAAACCGATATTATTAAATGATAATAATAAAGATTGTTGTAAAACTTTACAAATAAATCATCCAAATATAAATATAATATGTGATTCGATGGATAAAATAGATTATTCACCATATATAAATAAAATAGATTTATTAGCAGGTGGTGTACCATGTCAATCATTTTCACAAGCAGGTTTAAGAAAAGGTTTAGATGATCCAAGAGGAAATTTGATATTTAAATTTATAGATATTATAAATTTAATAACTCCAAAAATATTTTTAATTGAGAATGTTAAAGGATTATTAACACATGATAAAGGATTAACGATAAAAAAAATTATAGAGGTTTTAAATATTAATAATTTATATAATATTACTTATAAATGTTTAGATGCTTCAAAATATGATGTTCCTCAAAAAAGAGAAAGAATATTTATAATAGGTGTTTTACGAAATTTAAATCGTATATTTGAATTTCCAAAAGAAAGTATTAATAAAAAAATATTAAAAGATGTATTATATGATGTTCCTATTTCAATCGGAGCAAAATATAATGAAGAAAAACAAAAATTATTTAAATTAATTCCACAAGGTGGATGTTGGATAAATTTACCTGAAAATTTACAAAAAAAATATTTAGGTAATAGTTATAATTCTGGTGGTGGAAAAAGAGGAATATTATATCGTTTATCTATGGAAAAACCATCATTAACTATATTATGTTCTCCTTCACAAAAGCAAACAGAAAGATGTCATCCATTAGAAGAAAGACCATTAACTATTCGTGAATATGCTAGAATACAAACATTTGAAGATGATTATCAATTTTGTGGAAGTATGAATTCTCAATATAAACAAATTGGAAATGCTATACCTGTAATATTAGCAAAATATATGGGAGATGAATTATTAAAAATTTTAAATTAAAACATCATCAATTATATTTTTAACAAATTCAATTATTTTTTCAGTATTATTTTCAAATATAAATGATAGAAATTCATAACCAACTAAATAATATATTTCATATCCATTATGTATTATTTTTTTATTAATTCCTTTTAATGTTTTATCTCTAGTATTAGCATTTATATTAGCATATATACATTTATAATCAGGATTTTCTTTTTTAAATTTAGCTAATTTATCTAAATTAGTTTTTTTTGATGAAGAATTATCAGTATTTGTCCTATTTTTTAATTCTATTATTATTTTTCTATTTTCAGATAATAAATCTAATCCTGTTATATGTCCTATTTTTAAATTTATAAATTCAGGATAACTACCTATTATTTCTTGCCATATTTCACCAATTTTCATTTGTCTATGTTTTTCTTTTAATGATAATAATTTATATCTTATAGTTTTATCTGTATCTAATATATCATATGTCAAAATATCTTTTTCAGGTCTTAATAATATATTTCTAATTATAATTTCAATTTTTTGAAAAAAATCATTTAAAGACATTATATTTTCAAAATAATTATTTAATCATTTTTTTATTAATATTTTAAATATAAAATATGATTTTTGTTAAATTAAAATTAGTTGATTTATTTGCTAAAATATAAATAATATTTTTAAATGATATATTGGATAGTTCAAAAGAAATTTAATATTTTAATTGTCAGTAATTTTCAATAGCTAAAAATAATTAAAATAATTAATTATTATAAACTTAAATTTAATAACTCATGATAACAAAAATACATTTATCACATTGAATTATAAATATATTTGAATATTCTATTATTCCTCAAAATAGAAAAAGGATTTTATAGTTGGATTTAATTATATAAAAGAAATTTGATTTTAATAATGATTGTCTTCAAGAAAATATTTCTAAATCTATAAATGAAAATATTATATATCAATATAAACACTGTAGTTGAAAAATAACTCATATGTTTTAATCTTTAAGGATTTTCAAATTATTATATATAGTTTAACAAATAATGTTTTATCTATAATTATTTATAAAAGATTTTAATTATTATCATAAAATAAATGATTAATATTTTTATTTTTAGAAGAGATTTAAGAATTGTTGATAATACTTCCTTAAATATTCTTAAAAAAACTTATCCTGATATTAAAATACTTCCTATATTTATTTTTAATAAAAATCAAATAGAACCTTCTAAAAATCCATATTTCTCTTATAATGCTTTTGAATTTATGTGCGATAGTCTTAATGAAATCCCTTCTTTAAATTGTTATTTAACAACTGATGATTTAATAATACTTAATAATTTACATTCTAAATTTAAAATAAATGCTATTTCTTTTAATCTTGATTTTACACCATTTGCTATTAAAAGAGATAAAAAAATAATCGATTGGTGTAATTTACATAATATTATAATTATTCGTCATGAAGATTACACTTTACATAAAATAGGAACAATTATTAAAGATGACGGAAAACCTTATCAAAAATTTACACCTTTTTATAAAAAAAGTATATTAATAAAACCACCACCTATTATTAATGAAAATTTTGAATTTATAAAAGATACATCAGCAAATATAAATCCATTATCATTAATTAAAAAAAGAAATCCTAATATTAAAGTTATTGGAGGTCGTAAAAATGCTCTCATAATTCTTAAAAATCTAGAAAAAGGTATTTTTAATGATTATGATAATGAAAGAGAATATCCATATTTAGATAAAACAACTAAATTAAGTGCTTATATTAAATTCGGTTGTTTATCTATACGAGAAATTTATTATTCTTTACCTACTAATCATGGAATAATTCGTGAATTATTTTGGAAAGATTTTTATGCGAATATTTCTTATTTTTTTCCACATATTTATGGAAATACATTTATTAAAAAATATTCAAATATTATTTGGGATAATAATGAAGAATATTTTAATAAATGGAAAGAAGGAAAAACAGGATTTCCTATAATTGATGCTTCTATGCGACAATTAAATAATACAGGATGGATGCATAATAGATGTAGAATGCTTGTTTCTTGTTTTTTAGTAAAAAATTTATATATAGATTGGAGATTAGGTGAAAAATATTTTGCTACTAAATTAGTAGATTATGACCCTTCATCAAATAATGGTGGTTGGCAATGGTCGGCATCAACAGGCACAGATAGTCAGCCTTATTTCCGTATATTTTCTCCAACAATTCAAATGAAAAAATATGATAAAGATTGTAAATTTATAAAAAAATGGATAGAAGAATTAAGAAATGTTGATAATAAAATTATTTTAAATTGGGAAAATAAACAATTATCATCTATTAATTATCCATCGCCAATAATTGATTTTAAAAAAACTTCACAAAGATTTAAATCATCGTTTTCCTAATTATTCTATTATATTTATCTTTAATAATATTCTCATAATATTCTGCCTTTTTAATATTATCTTTGACAGTTATATTAAACCATAACCAATCAAATATTATAAATATACTATTTGCAAATGTTAATATACTTTCATTAAATATTGTATAAAACATATAACCAATATATAATACAATTAATATGAAAAATATTTTAATAGCTGTCTTAAATATATAAGAAAAATCTGGAATAATTGTTTCTTCTTCTATTGGTGTTTTTATTTCATTTGTTTTTTCTTTTAAAGGTCTATTATCATCATCTATTGTTCCACCACATTTAGTTTTAGTTTTTAATTTATCTTCATTTATATTACATTCATTACTACAATATGTTTTACAATTAGTATTATTTTTACATAAATCTTTTGATTTACATTCATCTACACATTTAACACATTTATTATTTAATAAAAATTCTCCATTTTTACATTTATTTTTAGAATTTAGTTCGCTCTTTTCTTCTGTATAAAATAAAAAATCTTTATATTGATTAGATTTTTCATTATACCAATTATCATCTTTATCCGGTATTTCAAAAAAGTTTTTTACAGCTATATTATTATATAATATATCTAAATTATCTTTATTATAATATTCAACTTCAAAACCATTTATTATATTATTTTTATTATTATTTATAAAATCATTATATTCAATTTTATCCATTTCATTTATTGGTGATGTTGTTGTTGATGTTAATTTTTCAATTAATATATCTATATTATTAAAAAATTTATATTGATAATTATTAAATGCTTCCTTTGTTCTATTTATTAAATTTTTACTAAAATCCGTTTTATTATCATAACAAATATTAATCGCTTTATATAATATATTCGCCAATCTTTGTCTTTTTTGACTAGTAATATCAGTATTTATTGAATCCATTAAATTTTTAAATCTCTTATCTACATTTTTATAACCAGTAATTGTCTTTGATACAAATTCTTTAATATTTGTTAAACCTGTGTTTTTTGTAATTATTTCTAATTCATTTAATGTATTATTTAAATTAAAATCATTAATTTTATTTATATCTATATCTTCGCCATTACTAATTTTTAAATAATCTTTATTATTTTTAATATTATAAATAAAATCTTTATATTTATATGCTAAATATGCCGTATGAATTAATATAATATCATTTGATAATATTTCATTTTTTTCCATACCAAATAATGTCATTAAATCATTTTCTTTAAAATATGGATGTTTATATGTCAAATGTCTATATTCAAATGAATAATCAGGAATATCTAAATTATTATCATTTACAATAATATTTAAAATATTTTTAATATTATCAAATGCTTCATTAATTATATAATTATCAGTTGTTGATAATATTTTATTAAAATCTATATTTTCTTTATTAAAATCATATTTATCTATTTTCTGATTTATTTTATATAAAAATAAATTATTATATAATAAGGATAAATGTTTTTTATTATTTCCTATTAAATTTATTAATGCTATTGGTGAATAATCTAATTTTTTTTCATATTTACCTTCATAAGCAATTTCTTTTGGAATACATAAATTACTTCCATTTGAATTTATATAAGGTAATTCACCTGCTCTACAATTATTATAACAAATTTTAACATCTTCTTTTGAATATTTTCCTTTATCTTTTAAAATTCTATTACCAAAATGATAATTTGGTATAACAATCCAATCATACCATTTATCTTCACAAAATTTTTCATTTTTAATTTTATTATATTTAAAATTTCCTTCTTCATCATTTAATTTACTTCTATTTATTTTTAAAATTATTTCATCATCTTTTTCAATTTTTTTAAATTCATCTGGTAAATTAAAATCTTGATGTAAAGTACAATATCCATTATTATAACTAAATAATGGGTTTTGTGTCTCTATTACACAATTTAAATAATATTCATTCTCTTTATTTGTTTTTCCACATAATAATTTATCAGTATCTTTAATTTCAATAAATTCATTATTATTACTATTTCTAAAATTTATTTTAATATTTGGAATAATTTCCGTCGTTAAATTTGAATCATCTATTTTTATATAATTTGTAGTATCATTTAATTTGTAATATTCTTTTTCAGGATTATATTCATATAATTTTTTTATAGTATCAATACTACAAAATTCAATTGGTTCTACATATAAATTAGCATTACATTTTTTCACCATTAATTATAATTATCTATTTAGGATAAATATATTTTCCATCTTTATAACTAAAAATTTTATTCATAATTGATGATATACTTTTATCATCGTTATTATAAATATTTGATTTAATTTTTTTAATTTTAAATTCATTAATATTATCTGTTTTTTCTAAAAATGATATATATTTATCATTAAAATATTTTTTTATAGTATCATTATTACCTTTAAATTTAATATTATCAATATCATATATCCAAATATCATTTTCATTTTTTATAGGAATTATAATAGGATTATCTATTGAATATTTTTCTTTTAATTTATCTGATAAATTATTATAATCAGTATTTGTTAATGTTGAAATAGAGGATATAGGAATTTCAATTTCTTTCGGTTTTAATGAAGTATATGTATTTTTATCATCATCATTTTTTTTAATATGATAAATACCATCATTATTACCATGTTTTAATTCTTCTCTTGGTGTTCCAACTAATTCATATATATCATTACCAATTATAGAATTAAATTTATTTTTAAAAAAATTAAATTGTATTTTATAATCATCTGGAATAACATTATAAAATGAATTACTCATATTTCCAAATAAAGTGGGAGTATTAGTATTAATTAAAAATGAAGAATAATTTTTATCAGTTGAAACTAAATTATTAATATTATCCGTAGGTGTATTTCCTGAACCTTTTTTATGAATAAAAGCATTAACAGAGAAAAATATAGCAATTATAATTAAAATTAATATAATTGTTTTAATAATTACACCTTGACCGATATTAAATGATTTTCCAAGTCCAGAACAAATATCACAAATAATTTTCCATAATTTAGTAAATAATTTTTCGAGAAAATAAATAAATTTAAAACCATATTTAAAGAAATGACTAATAGAATTTCCAACAATTTTAAATAAAAAAGTAAAAAAATATTGTCTCTTATTAGTTCTTAATTTTCGTTCTTCAATTGTTAATCTATCTTTTTCATTTTGAATTCTTTCATCAATATCCTTTCTTTCTTTCGCTTCTTTTTCATATTTTACTTTTTCTCTTGCTTCATTTAAATTATCTTCATATTTTTTAATTAAATCATCTTTTTTACCTTGACGAATATTATAATCAACATCATCGGCAATATATATACCTTTTTTATTAATATTTTTAAAACCAATATTTTCTAAAAAACTAGTTCCGCCTTTTTTAGTTTTTTTATTCATATTTTTTCTATTTATAATAAATAAATGAAATTTAATCTTCTTATTTTAATAATTATTCTCATTTATATCTGTTGTTATTTTATATTTCCACCTGATATTTTAATTCTTCAATCAAATATAAGTGATTTTAATTTTTCCTCATTAATTACACGACAACCAATAGTATTAAGTGATTATCTACAAGAACCAGAAAAACTTATAAAATTATGGTTTAATTATAATTTTATAAATTCTATTAATCAAGATGAAAATTGGTATAATAATAAAAATAAATATTTATTTATAAATGCTATAAAAGATACAGAAATAATTATATATAAAGCAACAATATTTTCATATATACCAAATGAAAATGACAAAATAATAGCAATAAAATTACAAAAATCTCAATCTTTAATTCTTCCATATCGTTGGAATTATTATCTAAATCCCGATGATGTATATATATGGGGAATAAATGATATTATTACTTCTTTCCTTTTCTTTTAATAGTTTTTAAATCACCTTTTAAATCATTATCATAATCTTCAAGAATATCTTTTTTATAAATTATCCATTCTTTTAATAATATAGTTAATTCGTCTTCCCAAATTTTAATAATAGAAGTTTCTTCGAGTTGTTTGATTTCATTTTCTAATGTTGCTACTTCTTTTTCGAGACTTTCTTTTTTATCAGCTGTTAATTGTGAAATAGGTAATTGTAATAAATAATTATAAGAATTATCATATCTGTCATAATTCCTTTCTTCTAATTTCTCTTCAATTTCTTTTAATTTTTTATTCATAATTAATATATTTCCTTCAATTACATCTAATATAAATCTAATTTTATTAGAAATTATTAAGAATTCATCATTCATCTTTTGTAATTGTTTTTCCTTTCTCGTATAATATTTATAAATACGGATTTTAAACCATTCGATTAATATTTCACTAATATTATCATATTTCTTAATATTGCCTTTATTTGTAAATAAATGTAAATTATTTAAACTTAAATTTTTACTTGAACTTAAATTTAATTCTCCAATAATCTTATCTTTATCATCAGTTTCAATTACTTTAAGAATAAATTTAACATTTTTAGCGGTATAATGACTTTCAAATGATTTTAAATATTGATTATTTTTCGTTATCAAATCTTCTAAATATTCTTTATAATTTTCAGTCCATATTCCAATCGGTAATTCTGTAATTTCTAATGTTGTATCATCTATCCATTTATAAACTCCTTTTGATACATAAGAACCTTTTTCATTTTTAACTATTGTTCCTTTAAAACCTAAATAGAATGGTTCAATTTCTTTGATATCATCAATTTCAATTAATTCATTCGCTTTATCAATATCATCAATAGTAAGAATATCTCCAATAATTAATTTAATTTTTTCAATAATTTCAAGATAAATATTTATGATATCTTCCGGATTAAATTGAGGAATATTTGTTGAATATCCCGTTCCAATTCCAATTGCTCCATTTACTAAAATCATAGGAATTATCGGTAAATAATAATCTGGTTCAATAGATAATCCATCTTCATCTAAATAATTAAGAATTTCATTATCTTCTTCTTTAAATATTAATTTTGTTAATTTTGAAATTAATGTATAAATATATCTAGATGATGAAGCATCTTGACCTCCTTGAATTCTTGTTCCAAATTGTCCATTTGGTGATAATAAATTTATATTATTAGTTCCTACAAATATTTGTGCCATTCCAATAATTGCTTCTTGTAATGAATTTTCTCCATGATGATAAGCAGTTACTTCACTTACATTTCCGGCAAGTTGAGCAACCTTTATTTCATTCGTATATAATTTTCTTTTAAAACAAGCATAAATAATTTTTCTTGTACTTTCTTTGAGACCATCCATTATATTTGGAATTGATCGTTCCAAATTTCTATTACTGAAATGAATTAAATCTTTATTTATAAATGTTTCATAACTAATTATTTCATCTTTATAATCAAGAACATCAGTTTTATCATAATTTGCTAACCATTCCTTTCTATCATCTGCTCTCTTTTTATTAAATGCTAAATTAATATATTCATCTGAATTATCTGTATATTTATAAGTAATTTTCTTCATATTTTTAAAATATTCCTTTGCTTCTTCATCTGTTGATGTACCAAGTCCTTTATAATATTTAATTTTCCATCCATTCTTATTTACTAATTCTTCATTCCATTTTTCATAATCACTCATATTATAAAATGATAATACTTCCTTTGTTGAATTATTCGTCGCTTTAATAATAGGTGTTAATAATGATGTCATAAATCCATCAAATTTATATAAAGAACTCCATAATGTTTCAAATACATTAAATAATAATCCTTTAATATGACTTCCATCATGGTCTTGGTCTGTCATAATCATAATTTTTCCATAACGAAGTGAATTAATATTATTTGTATAATCTTTATTTTGTTCTAATCCCAATATTTTTTTAAGAGCAGTTATTTCAGCATTATCACTAATTCTCGAATAACTAACATCTTTAACATTCATTATCTTTCCACGAAGTGGAAATACACCATAATAATCTCTACCAACTACACTTAAACCAGCAATTGCTGTTGTTTTTGCTGAATCTCCTTCTGTTAATATTAAAGTACATCTTGAACTATCTTTTGTACCGGCAAGATTAGCATCATCTAATTTTGAAACTATGATTTTATTAACTTTTTTTCCATCAGTTCTTGTCAATTTCTTCTGTTCTGTTATTTCATTCGCACTTAAAGCATTTTCAATTATTCCTGATTTATATAATTTATCATAGAATTTATCACTTAATTCACATTTTGAACCAAATTTTGTTATTTGTGTTGTTAATGTTTCTTTCGATTGACTATCAAATGAAGGATTTTCAATAATTGATTTTACAAATATAAATAAATTATCACGAATATATTGTGGTTTTATTGTCTTCTTCTTCTTTGCTAATGTCATATCTATTAATTTTTTCGTTATCGATGATAAAATATAATCAATATGTTTCCCTCCTCTAATCGTATTTATTCCATTTACAAATGACATCTGTTCAAATGTTCCATTTGGATTAAATGCCACAATAACTTCCCATCTATCATTTGGTTTTTCATAATATCTTGGTTGAATTGTCTTTGTATCTAAAAATAAATCGGCATATTTCTCAAAATCTTTTACTGGTATTTTATCATCATTTAAATATACATTTACTGAATTATCAGTTGATGCTGATACATCATAAACTCTTCTTTTAAATAAATCATAAATATCATCAGTCATTTCTTTTAATCCAAATTTTTCATAATCTGGTAAAAATGTAATTTTTGTATATGGTTTCTTTTGACAAGATTTTATTTCAGGTTCTTCTTTAATCGTTAAATTATCTCTAAATGTTTGTTTATAAATCTTTTTACGAATATGATCTATTGTTTCAATTGTAAATTCTTTTGAAAATATATTAGCAAGTTTAATACCTAAACCATTAACACCTCCTACCGTTCTTATTTCATCATCATTATAATTTGATGATGTAAGTAATTCTCCAAATATCATCTCAGGAATATATATATCATATTCACTATGTTTTACAATTTCAATTCCATTACCATCATTAAATACTTCAATAATTCCTGTTGCTTTATTTATCGATACTTTAATATTTTTAACAATTATTGAATTTTCACTTTTATCTTCACGTGTTCTTACTGAATGATCTATCGCATTTACTAATGCTTCATCAAAAATTTTAAATAACCCTGGAATATATGTAATCTGTTTTTTAATAATCTTATTTGAATTATCAACTATATAAGTTTCAATTGTATTCGGTTCTATTGTTCCAATATACATAGCAGGTCTGCTATATATATGAGACCGAAGTTCATGTTTTTTATATTTATTTTCAATATTAGTTGTCATTTTGCTTTATTTATTCATTTTGCTTTTAAATAAAATCATTTTTTTATAAATAAATTTGTAATATTTTTATAATATTAAAATAAAAATTTGATTTATATTTTTTATTTTAATATTTATAATGTTTATCCAATACAGCAATTATAATCATCCTATTCTTTCTATTGAAATGAATGAGAATGAAAATATTCTTATTCTCAAAACTTCTTTATATTCATATAAATATGAAGCAGTAGGTGATTGTTGTTCCGCATCCGCATTTAAGAAATTTAAAAATAATGATTTTACTTTTCTTATTGGTAAAATTATCAAAGGAATTAAAGAAATAAATTTAGATGATACAAAATATGAAAGTGATACAGATGATGACCTTTATGTAATTACTCCTCATCTGTATCAAATGACTTTTAAAAATAGTGATGAGATATTTAAATTTATGATGGTAAATTATTCTAATGGATTTTATGATGGTTGGATTAATTCATATATCATCATTTAATTTTTTTTCTTATAATTGAAAATGTTGATTATAATTGGTCTTGCGGGTAGTGGGAAAACTACATATTTTCATAAAAATTTATCGGATAAATATGAATTATACGATGATTTCATTTCTAATTTCTTTGATGGAGAAATTATTGAAAAAATAAATGAAAATATTTGTTTAATAGATCCTCGATTATGTGATATAGAAATATTTAAAAAATATATGATAGAAATTGAGAAATTTATTGATAAATCACAAATCAAATTATTATTATTTGAAAATAATCCTGAAAAATGTTTAATAAATTCTCAATTTAGAAAAAATAAAAATGTTTCTAAAATGATTGAATTTTATTCAAAAAAATATGATTTGAATGATTATCAAGATTATAATTATGAAATTCTTAAAGTTTATGAATAAATTTATTAATTATTTCACAAATTTCTTCGATTGATTTATTATTAACATCAATTATAATCTTTTTATCTTTTAAATTTTCATATGCCTTTTCATGATATTCATGAATATTATTTAAATATTCTAATGATATATCCATTTCATTATCACGACCTCTTTTATAAATATTTTCTAAACATTTTTCAGGCGATGAATGAAGATAAATGAAATAATCAGATTTCCAGATTATATCTGTTTTATCATATAATTCATTAATTATATTATTCTCATTTTTATTTATTAAATTATTATTAAACAAATATTTATTAAATGTATTTCTTATAAAATATGGACTTCTTTCCATAATTACTAATGAACTATTATTTTTTTCTTGTATCCAAGACCTATCTAACCATATTCTTATTAGAAATTTAAAATAATCCTTTTTATCTATATAAATATTATCTAAATACGGTTTCCATTTATCGATTGGTTCTAAATCAATATTAATATTATAATTAGTATGTAAATATTTAAGAATAGTTGTTTTACCTGCTCCAATATTTCCGTCAATTGTTATTATAGGCATTAAATATATATCTTATTATTTATTTAAATATTTTAAACATCTTATTTTTTTCTATTAATGTTTTTATCATAGGTGGTTTAATAATATCCTTTGATTTTTTTAATTTAATAATTAAACAATTAATATAATTTTCTATGATAAATACTAATTCATCTATTATAGAATTATCTGCTTTTAATTTATAATGAATTAAGAAATCTTTTATAACTTTTATAAAAGGACTTTTTATTTTACTTGCCGAACCTCCTCCTATTTGTTGTCTTAATATTCCACTTGAAAAATTAATATTAAGTAAATCGGATTGATTGTTTGTTGGTAAATATCTGCCACTATTATTACCATAAAATTCTGCCGGCATAACAATTGAATTGCCACCTTTTATAATCTTTTGATTACAATTTTTTTTTAAATATGTATGAAGTATTTGAATATTTTCTTTTGTTATACTTTTAGAATTATTTATAAAAGCGATTATAGATGATACAGATACTACATTAAATACTATATTTTGAATACATTCACTTAAACATTTTACACTTGCTTTTGTTTTAATATTTAAATCATTATCACTTATTATTTTTTCAACATAAATCGTTAAATTTGTATTATTCATATCTTTTCTATAAAATAAGAGAGAAAAAAGAAAATGGATACAAGTTATATTCTCAATGGAAGAATTAATTTATTTGATGAAAAATCTAAATCTTCTAAAATATTAAATAATAATCCGCAATTATATAATGAAAAGAATATTTCAACTATTAATAGAAATATTTCTGGAAATTGTGTTTCCGAAATATTTTTTTCCCAAGAAAATACTAATTTAATTCAACAAGGTATTTATAATAGTGTTTATAATTTAAGCGAAGGTCAATATAATATTGGAAAACAAAGCGAACAAGAACTAAAAATTATTATGAGATCTATTTATTTCCAACATGCTAAAAATCTTAATTTTGATTTAAAGGAACAAGTTAGGGAATTAAATACATTAGTTATCCGTTGGTGTGTTGATGAAATTATAAAAAATATCAAACAATATATAGAATATAAAAAAAATGTATCTACATTACCATTACCATTAGAACATTCACAATTACCATCTCAAAAAGGAACTAAAATACTTGAAATAAAATCATTTATATAAATAGAACTTATTAATTATGGGAAATACTAAATCTACAAGTTGTTCTAATAAAACATCTGTAACCGAAGAAGATTTAAATTTAACAGATTATGATATGACAATATATGAATATAGAAAACAACGAATTTTTAAGGGAACTATTGCTATTTGTATAGTATATGCTTTTATAGCATTATTAATTATTGTAACAAGTTATTTATTTCCATCTATAAAATATGTTATATTTGATAAATTCCTTCCATTTACTATTGTATTTATAGTTGGAACAATATTAATAATTCTTTATTTATATTATAATATTCTTAATTTTAAACCTATTAAAATAAATAAAAATTATGATTATACAAATATTAGTTGTCCTGATTATTGGACGTTAGAATATAATAGTAATTTAAAAAATTATTTTGATAGTAATACTATAAATCCAGAAATATTTAATTATAGATGTGTTTTAAATTCAAATATATTTAGTAAAACCGCTTTATATTTTAATAAAAAAAATCAATTAGGTTTTGCTGATACTTCAGTTGATATTAATTCTGATGCTATCGGTTTAACAAATACAAAAAATAGTGATAATTTAGCTACTAATTATAGTGATATAACTTCTGATACTATTGATAATAATAATAGTGTATATTTAATAGCTGATATAAAAAATACTAAAAATAAAGAAATTATTGATAAAATTGCCGGAAATTATGATAGTAATATTTATAAAAATCTTGTGGAAAGTTCTTTATTAATGAATAATTATTATAAAGTTAATAATGGTATGTCTGTATTTAATAGTAATAATTATGATGTTTATGCACATTTATCGGATAATACTACAGCATTAACAAAAAATTATTTTAAAAATGATATTGTTGGTGATGCTTTTAGTTCTACTATTCAAGATAATTATAATTTAAAACCTGTTCTTTTTGATAATTTAAAAATAGAACAAGGATTTACTTCAGGAATACCTGCTAATCTAATAACTAATAATATAAATAATTCTATTATTATTAGTAAAAAAATACCTGATAATCAAACATATCTAGAAAATATTAAAAAAATAAATAATACTGCTATAACTACAGATATAACAACTCCAGTTGCATTAAATAAATTTCCTATTGTATGTAATAGATTATATCCATTATTATTGGCGGCAAAAGATAAAGAATTAAGTAAAAATAGTAAGGGGAAATATGATGAGAATGTATTAAGATGTTCTTATTCGAAAATGTGTGGTATTCCTTGGAGTGATATGAATTGTGATAAATATAATACTTAAATTTTATTTAAAGATTTTCATTTAAGTTTAAATAAATATGAATAAATTATTAAGAGGTGATATATTAGTATTTACAAATAATGGTTTAATGAGATTAGATACAATAAAGAAAGAAGATAAGATATTGGCAATAGATAATGATAATAATTATTATTATGATGAAATAGAAGAAATATCGAAAGTGTTTAAGAAGAAATATAAATTAAATAAGATAGATAATATATATTTAAATGATAATATAGAAGTAAAGGCAATTAAAAATATACCATATAATTATGATATAAAAGAAATTAATAATTTACTTGATGAAAATAAAAATAAGTATTATCAGACATCATCAATTGGAGATTTAAGTGAATTTGATTTTATAGGTTTTCCATTAAATAATGAATTAAATAAATCGTTATATAATAATGATTATTATAGATATCAAGGGTTAATATTAATATCTCAATTAAAATTTAATAATGAATATGATAAATCAACGATAGAATTTCTTAATAATTATTTAAAAACGGAAGAAATTAATTATGAAATTAAAAAAGATAGTTTTTCGACATCATTTGAGATATTTAATGAAAAAAAATTAATATTAGATGATATATTTAAATTAACAATTGATGAATTAAATGAATTTATGAGTGGAATAATTGAGAATTCAAATGAATTTAAAATTAAAGATAATGATATTTATAAAATTATTAAATTTACTTGTATATTATTAGGTGTAGCATTTACATCATATTATAAAGATGGATTAATACATATAAAAATCTTAAAAGAAGATAAGAATAAATTTATATTTAATAAAATAATATGGAATAAGATTAAATATATAAAAAAAACAGAATATACTGGAAATTTATATTCATTAAAATTAAAATCAAATAATTATTATTTGACAGAATTTGGACTTATTTCATAATTGCTTTAATAGTTGGATGAAAATTATAATTTTTAATTTCAAAATCTTCAAATTTTAATTCTTCTATCCATTTTATTTTTTCATCAATTGACGAATTAATATCAATATTTTTCTTAATTTCTACAATAGGACTATCATATATTTTTCTTGTAATTTGTTCTTTAACAGCATCAAAATGTTCTTGATATATATGACAATCACAAATAGATATACAAATTTCATTAACTTTCATTCCCATAACTTTTCCAATAATCATTGCTAAAATAGTAGTTGAAGCGATATTAAAAGGAACACCGAGAAATAAATCACCAGATCTCATATACATCATACAATTTAAATTTTCATTATCTATTTTATAAAAATTATAAAGAACATGACAGGGAGGAAGTGCTTGTTCTTTTAAATCACAAGGGTTCCATGCTGATAAAATAACTCTTCTACTATTATTTAAAGATAATTCTTCTAAAATATATTTAATTTGGTCGAAATAACCATTAAATGAACGCCATTCATAACCATAAATTTTACCTAATTGACCTTCTTCATTATTAATTAATCCTATAGAATTTAAATATTCTTTTGTAGAATTTCCTTTCCAAATATTAATACCTTTTTCTTCTAATTCTTTTGAATTAGTAGAACCTCTTAAAAACCATAAGAGTTCTTCGATAATACCACGAAAAAATACTTTTTTAGTAGTTAATAAAGGGAAGGAAAGACCATTATTAACATTAAATTTTAATAAAGAACCGAATAAAGAATGTGTATAACCATTTCTGGTTTCTTTTCTAATTCCATTTGTATAGACATCTTCTAATAAAGTTAAATAACCTTTTTCATTCATTTTATTAATATTTTAATAAAATCTTTAAATATTAAAAATAAAAAATGATTTTAAATTTAAAAAAAAGAAATTATAAAGATGCACCGAAATTGTAAATCAGGAATTTATTCAAATAATTCTAATAGATATAATAAATTTGTAAATAAGACTACAAAAAATATTACATTTATTAATGATGAAGATACTAAAATCAATTGTAATAAAATTTATGATGTATCAATTTCACAAAAAACAAAAAAGATGTTAAATTATAGAAATAAATATTATAAAATCAATGATGAAGATATTATTGATTAATTAGTGATAATAAGTTCATTTGTTATAGATTGAGGTTTTTTTGAATTTATCTTTCTTTTATATATAATAATTTGAATATTATATTCTTTAAAATTATCACGAATATAATCAACATCAGCATTATTCATTAAAAATTTAAAATTATTTTTTTTAACAATTTCTATTAAATCATTATGATTTTTTAAATTAAATCCATCTTTATTATAATTAACAAATGAATTATATTTTTCAGGATAATAAGGAGGGTCTAAATAGATAAAATCATTAATATCAAATATTGTTTGTAAAGATTTAGTAAAATCTTGATGAATAAATATAATATCTTTAATTAAATTATGAAAATCTTCTAAATGATTTTTATTTATAATTTCTGGATTTTTATAATTACCATATGGAACATTAAAACCATATTTACTCTCTCTATACATACCTCTAAAACAAGTTTTATTTAAGAATAAGAACAATGAAGATGCTTCAATTGATTTTTTATTATCTAATGAATTATAAATATCTCTTTGATAATAATAATAACTTTCTTTATCTTGTTCTTTTTTATAATTATCAATTATTTTACTAATATAATCATATAATTTAAGATGATTATCTTGAATATTTTTATATAAATATATTAAAGCTTCATTTATATCATAAGCGAAAATATTTCCTTTAATATTTATCAATCCTTCATTTTTATAAGTTAATAGAGCAATAAGAACACTAGCACCACCTAAAAAAATTTCATGATAATTATTAATTTCTTTTGGAAATTTATTTAAAATTTCATTTATAATTTGTGTTTTACCTCCGATCCATTTAATAATTGTTTTTTTCATTTAATATTATTTTATTTCTTTATAATCATTTTTTAAATTAATTTTATTAAATTGTTAATAAAATAATAAAAAAATGATTTTAAATTTAAAGAAAATAATTTATAAAGATGCATAGAAATTACAATTCAGGAATTCATTCAAATAATTCGAATAGATATAATATTTATGTGAATAAAACAACAAAAAATATTACATTTATCGAGGATGATGATTATATGATGAAAAGAATTAATTGGAAAAAATTATTTAACGTTTCAAAATATCATAAAAACGAAGAAATGTTAAAAAACAAAAATAAATATTATAAAATGGATTACGAATAAATATTTTTTTTAATTTATTTATAATTTCTAATTTATATTTTTTAAAAATTTAATTTATTTTTATTTGATTTATTTATAATTTCTAATTTATATTTTTTAAAAATTTTATTTATTTTTATTTGATTTATTTCTAATTTCTAATTTCTAAATTATATTAAAAAATTATTTAATTTATTTCTAATTTATATTTTTTAAAAATTTTATTTATTTTTATTTAATTTATTTCTAATTTCTAATTTATATTTTTAAATTTTATTTAATTTATTTCTAATTTAATTTATTTTTTTAAAATTTATTTGATTTATTTATAATTTATAATTTATAATTTATATTTTTATAAATTTTATTTAATTTATTTTTAATTTTATTTAATTTATTTAATTTATAATTTTTATTTAAAAAAAATATTTTTTAAATTATGTTATTATAAATTGATTTGTTCTATTGGTTGATATTTTTTAAATTTTTCATTATATCTACATTTAAATTTAATAGTAAAGGTTAAATTTTTATCTTTAAATAATTCACGTAATCTAATACTTTCTTTTAAAGTTGGAACTAAGGCAATACCGATTTTATTAGATGTTAAAATATTAAAATTATCATATAAATTATAAATATCAGCATCATCAGTTTTTGAAATCCATAATTCTTTAAATTCTTCCATATCATTTAATTTTAATACTGGAATATTAGAAGTGATAATAAAATTAGATGTAATTTGATTAATTGGATTTTGGTTAAGAGATTTAAATTCGGTAATATCTTTAACTTTTTTCTTAACATCAACAATCATTTTTTCATCAAAATTAAATAATTTAGGTTTATGTTTAAGATAATATGAATAGAAATATAGACCTCTACAAGTATAATTAAGAGTTTTAGATTTTTCCATTAATTCATTTATAGATTTTTTAGATAAATAATAATAATTTTTAATTTGATAAGAACAAATATCACAAACCTTATCAGGTGTATATTTATTATTTAATAAATTATAAATTAATTTTAATCTTTCTAATAAATTTAAATTATCCATTTTTTTTCCTTCATAAGCAATTATATCATTAATTATAAATGTCCATTTATTTTCTTTTGTCTTTACCATTTCACCTTCCAAAAGGGTATTTAAAAATAAAGATGGAGCAAATAAACCTCTTGTTAATATAATACGAGGTTTTTCATATCCAGTATGAATTTTCATATCTATAAAATAAATAATTTCAATATCATTATATTTAGAAAGATAAATATAATATCTATTTCCATTAGTTCTTAATGAAATTAAATGTGGAACTTTATTTAAATGATGAATATTAGTTTCATCTAATTTAAAATAATGTTTTTGAATAATTCGTATTCCATATAAATTAAATATTTCATTTAATATTTGGTCTTTGGTATTATTACATTTAATATTCCAAGCAACTCTATCGCCAAATGAAATAATACCTGTTTGCATTTTTTAATTTAAATAAATAAATATATAATTATTTAAATCATTTTTTAATGGATATCATACCAATAATATTTAAAACTTCATCATGTAATTCTACACCAATACCAAATAAAAATAAATATATATTGGGTATATCTACATTATGGATATTACTTTTATTTAAACAATCGATTATGATATCATCATTATTATCATTAAATATATTATTATTATCAATAATATCACCTATTTTTTGGTATAAATATAAATTAAATTCGATTTATCATAAATTGGATAAAATATTTGTATGGACGTTGGTTTTTATAAATTTAAAAATTGCGATAATTAAATTATATATTTCAACGACAATATTATTCTTTTCATTAATAATATTATTTTATTATTTTAGTGAAATATTTGTAATAAAAAAGAAATTTGTATATCAATTGATATCGCATTTATTATTTCGTTATTTCTTTTTCCTTTGGATTTATTTAACGATTTTTAATGATTTTTCAGATCTACCTTTGATAACATGTGGATATATAATTCATAATTATTATCTATATATCGTAATTTGTAAATATAATATATATAATTATTTATATTATTTATTTCAACTTTTATTTTATTTTTTTTATTAGTTTATATAAAAAAAAATGATTATAATAATATTATAATATATTATATGAGTTCATTTTATGCTGTCGCAAAAGGTCATAAAACAGGTGTTTTTACATCTTGGAATGAATGTAAAATACAAATAGATGGATTTGAAAACCCTATTTATAAAAAATTTGATAATATAGAAGATGCTACTGAATTTATAGATGATATTATAAATACTATTTATGTATATACAGATGGAGCATGTATAAATAATGGAAAAATAGGAGCAAAAGCAGGAATAGGTATCTTTTTTGGAAAAGATAATTCGAATAATGTTTCAAGAGAATTACATGGAGAAAAATTAACAAATAATATTGCGGAATTAACAGCTATAATTGAAGCAATATTAATAATAAAATCTTATAAATTTCCTAATAAAATTATTGTAACTGATTCAGAATATGCTATTAAATGTGCTACAAAATATGGAGATAAATTAGAAAAAATGGAATGGAAAGTTAAAGAAGGTAAAAATATACCTAATTTAGAATTAGTAAAAGAAATTTATGAATTAACAAATAAATATAATATTAAATATCAACATATATTAGCACATACGGATAATAAAGATAGACACTCAATTGGGAATTATTATGCTGATTTATTGGCAAATCAATCAATTAATAATTCTCAAAAACAAACTACATCAAATCCTCGTATTTATTTGAAAGTTAAATATGGAGATAAAGATGATGCTAAAAGTAAAGGAGCACGTTGGGATGCTAATAAAAAATTATGGTATATATTTGAAGATAATTCGAATAAAAATTTATTATTATCCAAATATTCTTAATATTTATGCTTTATTTTGTCTATTTTTTTTATTAATTTATATTATATAATGTATTATTCATATTCTAATGATATTAATACAAATAGAATAATTATTATTGGTGATGTTCATGGTGATATTAAACGATTTAAAGAAATTCTCATTAAAAGTGAGATTATAAATACTAATTTAGAATGGATTGCTGAACCTCCAAATACTATTATAATTCAATTAGGAGACCAAATAGATAGTTTAAATAGATTATCGAATGAAAATTGGGAGGTATTAAGTGATTATGAAATGATTTATTTTACGGAACATTTAAATGATATTGCTAGAATTAAAGGAGGTTATGTAATATCTTTAATTGGTAATCATGAATTAATGAATATTATTGGAGATTTTTCTTATGTATCGCCACAAAATAGAAATGAAACAAGATTTGATTTATTTAAGGCAAAATCTGGTTCAATTGGATTAATATTAGCAAAAAGACCATTAATCGTAAAAATAAAAGATTTAATATTTTGTCATGCTAAATTAGGTTTAGATCATTTGGAATTATTAAATAAAAGAAATAAAGATATTTTTTATATTAATTATTTATGGAAAAATTATATGGAAAATGGAATAATTAAATTAGAAGATAAAGAAATATTTGATGAAATTATTTTAGGAAATAATGGAATTTTATGGAATAGAAATATTAATAATAAAATAGAAACTGAAAAATTATTTAAACAATTGGGAATTAAATTTATGTTTTTAGGTCATACGGCATTAGAAAAAATTACAATTGTTGATAATCAAATTTTTTATTGTGATACTGGATTATCGAGAGCATTTGGCACTGAAACATATCAATATATTGATATTAATAATAAGAATATTAATATTAAATCTATTGATAATATAGAACATATTTGATGAGTGAATTTAAATTAACAGAACATCATTTAAAAATTCTTAAAGAATCGTGTGATAATAAAAGTATAAAAATAAATCTTAATTTATTAAAATCAATTGCTAATTTATATAAAAAATATTATTCTGATAATATTGATTTAGATATATTTAAAAAAATTAAAGATAGTGAAAAAAAAAGAAAATATTTAACAGAACAATTATGTTCTTCTGAATCTTATACAAATTTAGAAACTATTTTAAAAAAACAAAATGAAATTTCTAAAACTAGTGATATTAAAAAAAAACCAATTGATAAAGTTAAACCACATGTTTCAAGTGAAAAAATTAATATAGTTGATATTAATATTAATATTAAACCTGCTGATAAAGAATATTTAAGAGAACTTAAAAAGAAATTAACAAATTTTGAAACAGATCAATATAATATTAAAAAGATTGAGGAAGATATCAAAAATGATAATTTTATATTAAAAGCAATTGAAGCACATATCAAAGCATTAGAATTTAAATATATTATGTATCAAAAATTAAATAATATTGATTGGAATGGGGCAAAAAAAGAACAAGGTAAAAAAACTTTTACTGTAAATATTAATGAAATCATTAAAGAACGAATGGAATTAATTAATTTAAAATTAAAAGCATTAAAATATAATCCAGTAGATAAAAATATTAAAGAAAAAAGAGAAAATTTATTAAATATATTATATGATAAAGATAATGGTATTGCTACTTTACAAGGAACTAGTAGAGAAAGTGTTAAAATAAGTTTATTAAAAAATATGTATATGTTTTTCAAAATACCGCATTTCTTTTATAAAGGTTTTAATAATTTTTTAATTACTGGAAGTGCTGGAAGTGGAAAAACTAAATTAGCATCTGTTATATCATATATGATGAATAATTTAGGAATACTTGCTACAAATAAATTAGTTATAGCAACAAAACAAAATCTTATTGGTGAATATATAGGTCAATCTGCACCTAAAACACGTAATTTATTAGCAAATATTCTTGAAGGTGTTTTATTTATAGATGAAGCATATACTTTAACTCCATGTGATAAAGGTAATAAAGATACTTATTCAGAAGAAGCAATTGGAGAATTAATTAATTTTATTGATAAATTTATTGGTTGTTTAATAGTTATTGTTGCTGGTTATAAAGATAAAATGAATGATTGTTTTTTAACTTTTAATGAAGGTATATCAAGAAGATTTCCAAAAGTTATTGATTTAATTCCTTATAGTTCAGATGATATGTATAAAATTTTTGAAACATTTTTTAATGAAACTTTTGATATTTCAAAAATTTTTACAAAAAAACAAAGAGAATTTATAAAATCTATTATTGCTGCTCTTAATAATAAACAAGTTTTTAATAATCAAGCAGGTGATATGCTTAATTTAAGTAAAGTTATTGGAGAAGATGCCATTTTATTTGATGATAAATATAATAATGATATGATTAAATATTCATTTATGAAATTTTGTTCTACAAAAAATATTGCTATTGACTTTTAATTAATATTTTTCCTGATTTATCAATAGAAGCATTATAATCATAACATTTTTCTTTTTTTCCAATAATTCTTTTTAATGAAAAAGTTATTGATTTCTTATCTCCTTTAAGAACTTTATTAGCAACTATTTTCGCCGCCTCTCTCGCAGATTTAGCTGAAACCTTTTTAATATTTTGTTTAAAATTACATTTACAAATTTGATATTCAATATCACCAGATTTATTATTATAACCTCCTGTTATGTCATCAAGTGTTTCAAAAACACTTCTAGGTGCACATCTAGTTGTTGGTTCTATAATTATTTTTTTATATAAATTTTTAACATCTGCATTAGCATTATAGAATGTTTTTATTAAAATATATAAAATTGTATATATATGTATTTTTTCATCCATATTAATATTATTTAAAGTTTGTTCATTAACGGTTTTTTTTATAGCTAAAAAGTCATTTATATATTGTATAGATTGTATTAATTCATTATTACCAATATCGGCATTATTTATTGTATAATTATCATTAATTATAATTTTTTCTATTATATTATTATCAATATTTATTTCAATAATTTTTTTTATATTATTAATATTAATAATTGCATTTTTATGATTATCAAACACCTCATCTTTATTAAATCTAAATGTAGGTTCATTTATTTTAGTATCTTCTTTATAATTTGTCAAAATATCATGTAATATATTTAATTTCATATTTTGAATTAATAATATCAAATCTAAATCACAATTTGCTTTTGAATTAAATGGTATATCTGTTATAATACATTTATTTAATGTTTTTAAAATATCAGGTACTTTATCAATTATACCATAATTATCAATTAATCTTGTTAATAACATTAATTTAAGTTTTATAGAAATATTATCGTTGTTTTCTTCTAAAACATTATAAATAGCATTTACTCTAATTTTTTCTTTACTATTTAATGATGGAATATAAAATTTTATCAAATTATTTATATTTCCGTTTTGTTCCTGACACGCAGATAAAGACATTTTTTAATCTATTATATATAAATAATATTTTTATAAACATTTAAAATGGATATTGGCATATGGTAGTTGTTTCATTTGTTCTCTTGGTTTTGGATTAAAACCGATTTGATTATCATTAATATTAATGATATTATTTTCTTTGAATTGATTTATATAATCACCATCTTTTAGATTATTTTCATACATTAATTCATTTTCATAACCAATAATAACATCTTTTAAATCTTCTTCATTACCATATTTAAAATACGAATTATTATTTAATTTAATTTCTTTTTCAATTAATTCAATATCTTTATTATTATTAATATTTTTATTATAATTAGAAATAATAAACATTAAAATTAATAATAAAATAAATAATAAGAAAAAAATAATCATATCTATTATTTATAAATAATTTAATCATCATTTATAAATAAATCTTTAAAATCTTTATTAACATTTTCCTCTTCATACGCATCATTTACAAATAAATTATCAATATAATTTTTAATAATATATCCATTACTTTTATAATATTTAAGTCTTCTAAATCCTTTTGATTTAACAACAGATAATTCATCGAAAATATCAATACATAAAGGAGTATATTTTCTATTTTCTTTTTTTTCTCTTAAAATTCTTCCGACAGATTGTTGAATATCACCGATAGGACTTGCTAGAATTAAAGTATTTAGAGTAGGGATATTAAGGCCTTCGCTACTCATTTGATAAGTAGCAAGAATAATTTGTTTTGTAGCGGATATATCTAAATCATTCATTTTCATACCACCGATATAATAACCATAATCAAGCATTTCAAATTGTTTTAAAAATTCTTCAATATCTTTTAATTGATTTTTACGCTCTGATAAAATTAATATTTTTCTGTCTTTTTCTTTATTTAAGATATCTTTTAATATTTCAATAATTAAAAGAGTTCGTGGTTTATAATTACAAATATTATTAATAGAAGCGATAATATTAGGTTGTCCATTATAAAATGTTTTAATGGCGGAATATTCAATAGAAGATGCAAAATATTTATGAATATGAACATTCATATCACTAGAATTTTTATCAATTTTAAAATTAAAAACGGATTTACCTAAATACCATTCAAACACTTTTCTTAATCCATCTTTTCTATTTAGAGTTGCCGATAATCCTAATGAAATACGAATATTCATTTTTCGAAATGCTCTTGAAAAAACTTCACTAGCAATATGATGACATTCATCGACAATAACTAAACCGAAATCTTTAAAAAGAGATGTTTCATAATCTCTTAAAGCGAGAGATTGGAGAGTAGCGATAACGATATCTTTACCATCGACATCAATTTTATTTTGTTTAATTTTTCCAATTTTACAAGATGGAACGAATTCTTTAACACTATTAATAAATTGTTCGTTTAAGAAATCTTTATGAGAGATAAATAAAGTTTTTTTCTTAAAATAACAAGCAATATAAATTGCCATAATAGTTTTACCAAAACCACATGGAACACTAATAATTCCGCCAAGTTTAGTAGGATTTTCGGCAGAATTGATAAAATTTTCAATAGGTATTTTTTGAATATCACGTAAAGTTCCTTTAAAAATGAGATTAGGACAATCAATACCAGATGGAAGATTATCAAAAATAGGTTTTCCGTATTTTTCTAATCCATAACATTTTGGAAGATAAATTTTATTATCACTTTCTAAATAAAGAGGATATTCTTTATTAGTTTCTTTGGAATTAATAGGGGACATAAGAATAGGGGATACCTTTAAATCTTTTTTGATATTAGAAATAATATTTTTATTAGTATCATTTTTCATAATAGCATATCCTCTTTGTGATAAATAAGTTTCCATATCCAATAAATATAATAAAGTTTAATTTTATATATATTTAATAAGATGAAGGGAGAGATTTTTATAATATTGCGTTTATTACTTTTATTATTATTAATAATAATCATAATATATGATGTTGAAGTACCATTAATACTTAATACAAAAACAAATCAAATGATAATAGCATTATTTATAATATTTATGATAATAGTAGTTGATGAAATAATAGGATTATTAATAGGAATAATATTTTTAGTGATATATTTTAAACATTATCAGAAAATATTTAATAAGAATGGAAATGAAGAGATTAAAAAACCTTTATTAAATGATTATAATGATAGTTTTGTAGGTGATGTAAAACCTGAAACAAATTCTCGTATTCCAATAATTGAAAATGATTATGTAAAATTCAATGATATTAATGGATGTATAGAAATGCCATATATTTCAAATGAATTATTAGAGAAAGCACAAACGAATATATATGATGTTAATAATTATTATAATGAGATAAAGATTGCTCCTGATGCTTATGGAATACAGGGTATGAATGCTGATATGGTTCATTATTCAGGATTTGATAGAAATGAGATAGTACATAATTATAATTAAATGAGTTTTTTAATCATTAGAATATAAATGATAATATAAACTAAAAATAATTTAAAATAGAAATCGTAATCTGTTAAGATAGATGATATTTGAGGGGGTAATTTTTCAACAAATGAATTATAAATAAATGGTGAAAAAATAAAAGCGATAATGATAATAATTATTGCTGATTTTCTTAAAAAATCTTCATTATAATAAGTAGAATTATTTTTATTATAATTGGGTGGGAATTGTTGAATTTGTTGTTTAGGAGATTTATTAATATTATTATTAATGATATATTCTTCATTAATTGGTTGAGGATTTTGAATAGGTTGTTGTTGATGTTGATTATTTATTTCTTGATTAAATTCATTTAATATATCTTTAACCAATGGATCATCGCTATCATCATTAGAGGAGGATGAAGTTTTAAGGGGAATATTTTCGAGGGATGTCATCATATTCATTTTTTATAAATAATAAATTATTTTAAAAACCTAATAAAAAACGAATTTACCATTAATTATATTTATTTTTATTATTTAATGATAAAAAAAATTAAAATAATATTAAGAGAATAATTTAGAGAAAAACATTGGTTCAACGATTTTATTATCGGCAATTATACCAGATTTATTATATTCAATAGGGGAACCATCACAAACAACATTTTTATGTTTATATTTATAACAACTTTCACCTAATTTAAATAATTTCCCTTCAATTTCATTATTATTTGGAGATACATAAATGACACAATTTTCTTTACAAACTCTTTTAAACATAAAAGATAATAATATTCCAAATAAGAAACTTATAAATATTTGTCCTAAATCTGTATATAATAATCTATGTGCTATTTTTTTAAAATCCATTTTACTATTTAAAGATAATTTAAATAATAGGTTGTTCTATTGCTTTATCATTACATTTTGTTTCTTCTACTTCATAAGTATAACATAAATCACTTTCATTTTTATAAATGGTTTTATTTGTATTATAAGGATTGGGATATTTAATAATAATTTTTTGTTTAGGAGCAGATAAATATACATAGGTAATACCTATAAAAAATGCTATAAAAAATGCTATAAAATTAAATTTAAAAACTTTTGTAATCATTTATTTAATAATAATAGATAATTAAAATGTCAAATGTATTTAGTGAATTTTTTATGGCATTATGGCAAATAATAGAAATATTATTTGAATTATTTGGTTTATTATTTAATTTAATATTTACTCCATTAATTAGTATTATAATATCATTATTAAGATTTTCGATAAATTTTTTATCATTATTTATAAATAGTATTGTATATTTAATTAGTTATTTTGGACAATTAATAAAATCTTTAACATTATATTTACAATTTATTCCATTAATAATTAGAAATATATTATCATATATAAATATAATTATTAGATATATAATATATATTTATGCTATATTAATGAGTATAATAGCATGGTTTTTTGGTTTTGCTGAAAATGCGAATGAGGATGAATTTTTTTAATTTTTAAAATTTTTATTTTTAATAATCATATATGTATATATATCATCAATATTTAATAAAATAGGTTTATTAAGATTTTTTAATTTTTCTAAATCATTTTCTTTATTAGATTTTATCCAATTTTCTTTTAATTCAGTAAAAGTTTGAATATAATTTAAATAAATTTCGTCATTATTTTCTCTTTTTTTTTGATAATGATTATTATAATAATTCATTTTATTTAAAATATCATCTTGTTCTTTTAATTTATCATCTCTATATTTATTTAGATTCATTAGAAATTTTTTTTTAGCATTAATATTATCCTTATCATTTATCGTAGAAGTTAATAATAATCCAAAATTCATTAATTATACTTTATTATTAGTATTTATATTTATTTTACTATCATAAATATTTGGTTGTGTTTTTTCAAATAATCCTTTATAAAATTCATCTAATTTTTCTTGTGGAGACATTTGTTCTTCATATTCATTTCTTGGAATATATTTAATAATAACTTTTGGTTCTTCTAATTTTTTATATTTATTACTATAATAACCTTTAATAACTAAAACCATTCCAATAAATAATAAAAGGATTGCTAATGCCTTCATTTATTAAAATATATAGATAATAAATGATTAAAAAATAAATCTAATAACATCATTTAAAATATTTAAAGATATTATTTAATCAGGATTTTTCTTCTTTAACTTCTTCTTTAACTTCTTCCTTAACTTCTTCTTTAACTTCTTCCTTAACTTCTTCTTTAACTTCTTCCTTAACTTCTTCTTTAACTTCTTCTTTAACTTCTTCTTTAACTTCTTCTTTAACTTCTTCTAATTTACGAGCAGACCAAGCATCTACTTCTTGAAGATTTGATGCTAAATCATCATTTTTCTTAGAGGAATTAATACTATCAATACGACGTTTATCAAAGATTTCATCTCTACTTTCCATATTTTTCTTATATTCTTTCATTAGAGTATTTAATTGAGTTTCGCTATATTCTTGATTATCTAGATCAGATGGATTTGGTGAAAACGGACACCAACAACCAACTTGACCAATATAGATATCAAATTTATTATCAACTTTTTTAAGAAATTCGCATCTATTTTTAGCTTCATCCATAGTATCGAAAACACCTCTTACTTTAATACCACGAATACTTGTAGTAAAATTATTTTCACGATGGAAATCTGCTTCAATTTCAGAAGATTTAGTGGATTTAAAGAATTTATATTGTTCGTTCATTTCATTGGAATTGAAAAGATAAGAATGATTATCACGAATACCATTTAACATATCTTTATCATCTGGATATTTATTAATAAGATTAGCAAAAAGAATACTCATATCTTTTGTAAAATTATCCATAAATCTTGAAAAATAATAAGTTTCTTTATTTTTAAGAACTTCTTCTGGACTTAAAAAGGAAAGGAGACAATAATTTTGATTGCGAATAGGTTTATCTTCATCAAGAAAATCTACTTCTTTTGTCGATACAAGTGTTTCTTCTGTCATTTATCTAAATAAAGATAATAATAAAAATCTTATATATATTTTATTTTCTTTTTATAAATTAATAAGAAATATGGCAGAAGCAATGTATTCTTTTGATGTATGGGCGGCAATTATATTATTATTAAAATATCTTATAGAAGCGACAGCAGTTGCTATAATAGCGTATGTTTTACCGAAAAATAAATTAACAGGTAGCGAGGTTGCGGTAATAGCATTAACTGCTGCCGCAGTATTTTCAATATTTGATTTAATATCACCATCAATATCATCAGGGGCACGACAAGGAATAGGTCTTGGTGCTGGATTTAGATTAGTAGGATTTCCGGCATAGATTATAGAGAAGGGATAACTTTATAATTAAGTTCTTCGCAAATTTTTTTCCATATTTGGTCTTGTGCGTAAAGTTTTTCACGACTTTTGAGGAGTTGAAAGAATTTAAGATATTCGTTTAATTCTAAGATTTGAAAAAATTTGTATAAAACATAACTATAAGAGAGGAAATTCTTTCGTTCTTTTGGACAATGTTTTAAAAAGGGTGCTTGAATGTCTCTAAACATATTACATAATTTATCTTCTAATTCGGGTGAAAATTGCGGTGTAGGAATACCATTAATTCTATTAATAATATAATTGATATGTTCATAATATTTATTAATTCTCAATCTTTTTAATATTTCCCTCATTTTATTATAACTAATATTCTTTGTATCATTTATTTTTTCCTTTTTAATTTCATTTAAAATTTTTTCAAAAACTTCATTAGGAATATCGGTACTTTCTTTTCCTTGAACTTGATTACACCATTCTCTAAAATGATTTATTCTTTTATAACTAAAATGCGATGTATCTTTTGTACTTTGTTTTAAAATAGGTCTATTTTGTTCTATTAAAAGAGGTTCTTGAAATCCACATATTTCACAAATCATAATAGCATCTTGTTGAATACAGGTTAAAGGATTAGAACAATTTTTACAAATATCCTTACATTCACATTCATCAATTTTTTTAATATGATTATTATTAGTAATAGTAAGATATTCATCAACTAATGAACTTTTTTCAATAATTTTATCATCTTCTTTAATATTAGAGGGAGAAGGATTAAATAAATCAATAATAGATTTATTTTTATATTTATAAGTTTTTATATTAGATTGTTTTTCAATCATATCATAATAATTAAATAAAATATAACTGGTATTTTCATAATATTCAATTTCATTATTATTTTTTAATTTATTAATATCTTCTTTTAATTTAATAATATCTTCTTTAATTTTAATATTACTAGTCCATAAATCATTATAATAATTATCAAATTCGCATATTTCATTAGATTTATTATAATTTATAATTTGTTTATTAATATTACTGAGAATTTCCTCTAAATCCTTTATCTTTTTTAAATTTATTTTCTCTTGTTCTATTTTAAGAGAGTAATCATTCATTACTTTATTATGCATCGCATCTAATGTAGATAGGTCTTTATTATAATGTATTCTCTTCTTTGATGTTTTATCTTTAAACATTTATCTAATAATAAGTGTTAATAAATATGTTTATATAGTTGAATAATAAATTCTTTTTTTTCTCCTATTATAGTATAAAGAATATAGCATAAATGGGTGGTGGTCTTCTTCAACTTGTCGCTTATGGAGCTCAAGATGTTTATTTAACTGGTAATCCACAAATTACTTTCTT